TCAATTGGTTCTGGAAGAAATCCAGCATTTGGTCTTAATGGTTCAACTTGGGGTTACGGTCCAAATGGGTTAGGTATGATCAATTATACACATCCAAACACGTCTTTAAACGTAGGTCAAGTAATTATTTAATATGAAGCTTTACAATCTTTTTAATGAGCTTATATTTGAAAGTATCAGTACACGTAAGTTGTTAACTGAAGGTGTTGCTGATGCAGCAATTATCGATTCAATAGATGGTAAGCTAACTAAAGATAATCGTGTTGCTAGGTATAATGTTAATATAACATATAAAGATGGGGAAAATGGTGTAGTTGGTTCAAGATATATTCAAGTGTATGCATTAGGTTCAACATCAACTGGAAATAAAGCTATTAGGGCTTATCAAATCAATGGTGCTACTAAAACTGAAAATGCTAAATGGAAAACTTTTTTAGTTGATAACATTATTAGCTGGGTACCAACTAATATGGCATGGTTTGAACCAATACCTAGTTATGACTCATCAATACCATCATATAATAATAATGGTGATGGATCATTTTCATCAATAATCACTCAAGTTAAATTTGAGGGTGGGACAAAAGGAATTAAATAAAGTTAAAATGGAAATGCCAAGTCAAATACCAGCAAGTGCGTTAAGTAAAATGTTGGGTAACGCAAAAAAAATAATGGATAAAGTAAATAATACTAATCCAATTGTATTATCTGAACAGTCACTTAAGGGTTCAGAATACGATAGTGTTGAAGAACCAATACAATATAATGATCAAATGGGTGATGTGTCTTCTTATGGGCCATCAGATTATACTGATGAACAAGTAATTAATTCCAGATTACCTCAAAATATAAAAGAAGCGATGATGAAAAATCGTATACCGCAAACTACTATGAATTCAACGTTTACACTTGAGGATGTAAGTGATTTAGACGATATAAAAATGACACCAAATAAAAGAAACCCTATACTTAAAACTCCACAAGTTAATATAAATGAAAGAGTAATAAATAATTCGGATATGGTTACGATAAGTCGAACAGAGTTAAAGGATTTAATCCAAGAATCATTGATAAGTTTTTTAAAGGGTAGTTATGAAAAAAACTTAACTGAAGCTACCATAACAAAAACAATAAATCTATTAATTAGTCAAGGTAAAATAGGTGTTAAAGATAAAAAATAAAAAATAAAAAATAAAAAAAAAAGCTCTAAATAGGGCTTTTTTTTATGTTAATTTTTTCATGTATTATATTTTTTAATAAGCTTTACTTAGCCAAAGAAATGGTTATAATTGTGAAGTAGTTTGGAAATCAGATTATAGAAAAAATTAAAAAATTATGAAAGAAAATAAAAACTATACCACCCCAGTAGGTCGTAAAACTAGAGTACTTGTAGTACCTAGTGACCGTACTGGGGTGGGCTAATTGGTCACTTTAGGTCTATAGGGCCACACATCGCATTAGAAAATCAATATCCAGATGAGTTCATGATAGATATTGATTTTGAACCAAATTTAAATGATGATAATTTCTTAAAACAATATGATATAATTCATTATCATAGAACTATTGGTGATTACGCTCAAATGGAATCACTTAATGTTAAACTTAAAGATTTAGGTATTATATCGATAATGGATTTGGATGATCATTGGGCACCTGGTGTTCACCACCCAGCTTACCATCTAATTAAACAACACAAATTGGATGAAAAGATATTAAACAACATTAAATTAGCTCAAAACGTAACAACAACTACACCTATTTTTGCTGAGGAAATTTCAAAATACAATAAAAATGTTTTTATCTTACCTAATGCCATAGATCCAACTGAAACACAATTTATACCTAACTTAGAACCGTCTAATGGACGACTTAGAATTGGTTGGTTAGGTGGTAGTAGTCATTTAGTTGATCTACAAATACTTAAAGGTATTGTTGGTAGACTTAAAAGTGATGGTTTGATCGATAAGGTACAATTTGTACTATGTGGTTTTGATATTAGAGGGACACATACGCAAATAAACCAAGACACTGGTGAACAAATAGTAACTAATATTACACCAAAACAAAGTGTTTGGTATCAATATGAGAAACTATTTACTGATGATTATAAAACAGTTAGTCCAGAATATAAAGATTATCTAATGACTTTCAAGCAAGATGATTTTGTTGGTGTTGAAAACGAACCATACCGTAGAGTTTGGACCAAACCGATTTCAACATATGCGTCTAACTATAATCTTTTTGACGTATCTTTAGCTCCTATTGAAGAAAATATTTTTAATAAGGTTAAAAGTCAATTAAAAGTTATTGAAGCTGGTTTTCACCATAAAGCAATTATTGCCCAAAATTATGGTCCATATAAAATTGATTTAATTAACGCTATTGATTTCGGTGGGGTTATTAATCAATCAGCTAATGGTATACTAATTGATACACTTAAAAACCATAAAGATTGGTATTCAGCTATTAAAAAGTTAATTAAAAATCCAGATTTAGTTAAAACTCTTCAAGATAATTTACATGAAACAATTAAAGATACTTATTCTATGAATAAAGTCACTGAAAATAGACGAAATTTGTATTTAGATTTGATTAATAAAAGTAAAGTTATTTCAGTTACAAATGAAACTGAAAAGGTTATGAACTAAAAAAATAATAAAATAAAAAAAAAATCTTCTGACCTTGTTTTTTATTGTTTTAATGTGTATATTTGTGTAAATAAATAAGTTAAAATAATAAAAAACAATGGCATTAGATCAAGAAAAAATTGTTGCAAACGTAATGAAATTTTACGCAACGTTAGAAAAAATTGGTGTACCAACATCAAAATTAGTTGAAGTTTTAGGTGAAAATTTCATTAAAGCTCCAGCATCAACACAAAAAAACTATAATAATGCATTTGAGGGTGGTCTAGTTGATCACTTATTGAGAGTAGGTAAATACTCCGTAATGATAAATAATTCATTACCAGATGATGAAAAGGTAGATCAAAATTCTTTACTTAAAATTTGTTTATTACACCAAATCGGTAAATGTAATATGTTTAAACCTAACACATCTGATTGGCACGTTAAAAATTTAGGTAAAGCTTATGAGTTTAACACTGAGGAAACGTCAATGCGTGTTAGTGAACGAAGTGTTAAGATAATCTTATCTTGTGGTATTGAATTAACTGAAGATGAATATGTTGGTATTTTAAATATGGATTCTGATACTGAATCATCTAAACACCATAACTCTATGGTTGGGGACGTTGTTAAAATGGGAAGTATTTTAGCGATTAAAAATGAGAAAAAAAATGTTTAATATTGAATTGATGAAACAAAGAGTAATAGATATTAGCGACTCTAATATCGATTACACCCAAGATGATTTTAATGCCGAATTTAGTGTTAATTTATTTGATGAAGTAACATTAGACCATAAAATAGGTATTAATTTCGTTAATACATCAGAAAATTCTGACCCAGAATATGCCACTGATGGTGCATCTGGTTTTGATATTAGATCAAATGAGACTACGGTTTTAAAGGCTAAAGAATTTAAAGCTATTGGTACTGGGTTATATTTTGAAATCCCAGATAATTTTGAGATCCAAATACGTTCTAGAAGTGGTCTATCGATTAAACATGGTGTTGTTGTTTTAAATTCACCTGGAACCATTGATAGTGATTTTTTAGGTGAAATTAAAGTCATCCTTATCAACCATAGCGATATTGATTTTACTATTGAAAAAGGTGATCGTATCGCTCAAGCTGTTATTTCAACTGTCCTTAGTCTAAGGACGATTACCTTAAAAAAAATTACTGAAATAACTAAAATAACTGATAGAAATATTGGGGGTTTTGGTAGTACTGGTATCAAATAAATAAATAAATGGACGTTCAAGATTTAATCGTGGTAATTGAAAATCATTCACGTAAAGCTGGTTTATTCAGTGGTCGGTTTGTTAAAATATCTGATTGTGTTTATAGATGGAATTTACCGTCAGTAGATTTATCTGAACCAATAATAACTTTAACTGAAAACGTCATTAAACATTCACATTTGGTGTATTCAGATGAAAAAATAACTTGGTTAACTTATGATGAGTTAATTACAAGATATCCCTTAAAATAAAAAAAAATATTAAATATGATAAGTGTAGTCTGTTCTTCACAATACCCATTAGATGAGTTTAAAAAACATGTGATAAAAACATCTGGTTTACATAATAAAATAGAGTTTTTAGGTTATGAAAATAAAGGTGAATATTCGTTAACTGAAATATATAATCGTGGGTTAAAAGATAGTAAAAATGATATTGTTGTATTTTTACACCATGATTTAACTATTGAAACTAAACAATGGGGTAATAAATTATTAAAACAATTCACGAAAAACCCAGAATTCAGTATAATTGGTGTTGCTGGTGGTAAAAACATGCCAGTATCTGGTCAATGGTGGGAATCAAAAAAACAAATGTGTGGTAGAGTTTCACATACACATGAAGGTAAAACTTGGTTATCCTCATACTCAGACGATATGGGTGTTGGGTTAACCGAAGTAGTGGTTGTTGATGGGGTGTTTTTTGCTGTTGATAAAACAAAGATAAAATCTACCTTCAATGAAGATGTTAAAGGGTTTCACTTTTATGATATGACATTTTGTTTTGAAAATTATCTTAATGATTGCAAGATAGGTGTTTCAACATTAATTAGAATTAATCATCAATCAATTGGTCAAACTAACGAATCTTGGGAGAATAATAGGGTTTTATTTGCTGAAAAATTTAAAGATAATTTACCAGTAAACATTAAACGTGTATTAATTAAAGGTGAAAAATTAAAAGTTTTAATTGGTTGTTTAAGTTTCGCAAATTATACTGGATCTGAATTGTATGTTTTTGAGTTAGCTAAACAATTAATTAAAGAAGGGTGTGAGGTTTCAATATCTTCAACGATAGGTAACCCTCTAGCTAGTGCAGCTAAAGCTATTGGTATTAAACTATATACTTTACAAGAACCACCAGGTTTTAAATTGGGTGACGGTAAATGGTTATTAAAAACAACCAATGGCGATATTGAATCCCAACTAAACACACTTTATAAGGTTAATGATGTTAATTTTGATGTGATTCATCTGAACCATAAACCAGTAACTGAACATTTGTTGCGGCTTTACCCAGACACACCAGCTGTATGTTCAATACATTCAGAAGTTATAGCTCTTGAGGATCCAGTTATTTCTGAACAAATTAAAAAGTATATTGCTATACGACCAGAGATTAAAGATTATCTTGTTTCTAATTTTAATATCCCAACTGAAATAGTCGATGTAATTTATAACCCAATTGATAATGATAAATTTAAATTGGTTGGTAATCGTGTTAAAGTGGATAAAAAACGTATTTTATTTGTTGGAACGATAGATTATCTAAGAAAAAATACGATTAAATCTTTGATTGATACAACTAAAGAAAATGGTGATGAACTTTGGATTGTTGGTAAAAAAAATGAAGAATATTTAGATGGTATGATGATAAATCAAACACATGTTAAGTATTTCGAACCAACGTATAATATTGAACACTACATCCATCAATGTGATGAAACCGCTGGTATCCTTCTTGGTCGAACAACTATTGAGGGTTGGTTATGTGGTAAGAAGGGTTGGATATATGTTGTTGATAATATTGGGAACATTTTATCTAAAAAACTACATGGTATACCTATTGATATTGATAAATTTAAATGTGATAACGTTACTAAAGAAATAATTAGTATTTATAAATCTTTAATTTAAGTTTTATGATTAGATGGTTAAAAAATAAAATTGCGATGTTATCTTTTGCATTTGGTAGTGTTGAGAAAAATGCTTTAAATCAAAACGGTGGTGTGTTAACTGAAAAAGCTGGTGAAGAACGAAGAGTTAACCAAGGGACCTTAGCTGATGATCTTAAACAAGGTATAATTTCGCAAGAGGTTAAAGATTTGCGTTGGAGAACATATAAAGTAATGAAAGCAGCTGAAGGATTTTCATCTAGTATTATTGGTTACGATAAAGATGGTTTTCCAATTACTAATTCTAAAAAAAAAAATAAAAATATTGGTTTAAATAAAATTAAAATTGATGGGTTTGACACATATAGTGTTCAACTAGTTGTTGATAATTCTGAAATAACCGCAGATAGCAAAACAGTAATTAATAATGATATGATTGATATGTTTGATCAGTGTGTTATTAATTATGATAATAATGGCGAGGTTTTATCAGCTACGCACGGTGAGATTACTGGTGAAGAATATTTTGCAACAACAAAACCTACTTTCCCTATTATTATAACAAGGGATAGTATTTCTAAATTTGATATTGAACAATACACTAAGAAAATGGTTGTTAGGTCTGTAAGTGATACAATAAAATTATTGGAATTTTATGTTAGTAAATACCCAGATGAATACAATCGTACCTCAAGGCTTTTTATTAGTGATATAAAAAAAGCTATTATTGAACCAAGTAAATCAACAATTCTACAATTTAATGAAGTTAATTTTATTTCAAATAAAACACTAGGTACTTATGACTTAATGGAGTATAAATATAAAATACTTTCTTTTGATAAGATCATTGATTTCAATGGCCATTATGTTATCAAATTTTTATCTGAAGTAATTATTGATGGTGGTGATATAGTTAATCAATATCGTGAAGAAATGTTAGAAGAAAGGTATAAAAATAAAACTGAAAAAAAATGAAACTATTAATTAAATTCCCAACTAGAAATAGACCAGAAAAATTTTTATCTGTATTAGATAAATACATTAATTTCTTAGATGATAAAACAACAAAAATTATAGTCAGCTGTGACTCAGATGATATTACCATGAATAATGATTTTATTAAAGACGTTATTGGGCAATACGAAAATGTTTTATTATGTTATGGTGAAAATAAAACAAAGATTCAAGCGGTTAACGCTGATATATCTGATGATGATTTTGATGTTATTTTATTAGCTTCTGATGATATGATACCAGTTATTAAGGGTTATGATTTAATTATAAAAGAAAAGATGTTAGAAAAATATCCAGATACTGATGGTGTATTATGGTTTAATGATGGTTATCAAGGTGATAACCTAAATACTCTTTGTATATTAGGTGTGAAATATTATAATAGATTTGGGTATATTTATAATCCAGAATATATTTCTGTGTGGTGTGATAATGAATTTATGGATGTGGCCAATATATTGGGTAAGCAAACGTATTTCAATAATACAATAATTAAACATGAACATCCAGATTATGGTCATGGTGTTAGGGATTTGGTTCATTCATTAAATTCTAAATACGAGTCTACTGATAAAAATACTTATAATAAAAGGAAATTAATAAATTTTGAAATATGATAACAGCATTTAACACAATGTTTAAAAATGAAGAAAAATTATTAGGTGAGGTATTAAAAATTTGGAAAGAATACCCTATTGATTTATTCATTTTTTATGATGATAATTCAACCGATAATTCAATTAATGTTATAAGTGAACATTTAAATGAATTTAGGTATATAATTATTAATGATAAACTTATTAACTTTAATGAAGGTTATCAAAGACAGAGAATGATTGAAGTGTCTAGGCAAATGGATGTTGATATTGTTTTTTCTCTTGATTGTGATGAATTATTATCAGCTAATATTATTAGTGATTGGAATAAATTTTTAGGTGTTTATGAAACTACAGATATGTTATTATATTGGTATAATTCAGTTGGATCTTTAACTAAACACCGTAACGATCCACAATATGTTAATAATTATAGGAGTTTTGTTTTACCGTTAAAGTATTGTGGGGATTTAAATAAAGATGAACATAAATACCATACCCCAAGAACACCATATGTTAATCTACCTAAAACTTATACTAGTGAATATGGTGTGATTCATTTACAATCTATTAATAAGAAATTTTATGCTATTAAACAATTATGGTATAAACATTATGAATTTGTTAATTATGGTCACTCAGTTGAGGAGATCAATCATAGGTATGATAATGTTGTTAATAATTTTAATTTTAATGAAGTTGTAACACCATATAATATAGTTGAAGGTATTACATTTAATATTGATATTTTTGATGAATTAGAAAAAGAAAAAGGATATTATGATTTTATACGTCATAATTATAATGAAGAATTAATAACATTTGGAAAAGAATATTTATTATGGGTTTAACTATTGGTATTACAACGTTTTCAAAAAGGTTTGAGTTAGTTAGTGAGTTAATTAAACAAATAAGGTATATTAATAAAACCGATAAGATTTTATTATGTATAAATGGTGAAAAAGATGGTGATTTTGATGATAACTATAGGGAAAAAATACTAAAACTATGTATTAGTTACCCTAATGTATACCCAACTTTTTTTATTGAAATTAGAGGATTGAGTAAAATGTGGAACACATTAATTGTAAACTCGGATAAAGAGAATATTTTATTATTAAACGATGATTTAGTAATAACTGATAGAACTATTTTCGACCAAATTAATAACCATATTAACTCAGATAAATTTAATGGGTTCACTAGGATAAACCAGTCATTTTCACATTTTTTAGTAAATAAAGATGTTATCGATAATTTAGGATACTTCGATGAAAGATTATTAGGTTTTGGAGAGGAAGATGGTGATATATATTATCGTTGTATTAAAAAAGGTGTTAATATAGTTGACATTAATGTTAATGGTTTCAACAATCTGATATCAAATATACGACATGATGAAGTTAAAAATGGTATCGGAAAATATTCTAAATTTAATCGAGATTTTATCTATTCATCAAAATATCAAACTGATATGTTAAGCCCATATAAAGGAATGTTTGATACCCCAATGAAACAGATAATTGAGGATATTAAGTTGTACCCATATGAAAAGTTCTTTAACGAAAATAAATCTGAGTTATAATGGAAATTAACGGATTAGATGGTAGTATAAAGTTTAAGTTATTTGATGAAGATAAAAATGGTCGTGAAATAAATATCTACACCCTACAAAATGTTATTGCGACAGGTGAATCGCTTTTATATCCAAATATACTTTTTTTTTGTGATAAAACTAAATCTAGTTTGGTTAGTCCTTTAGATGAAAAAATAATGTCATTAGAAAATATTACTAAAATAACTGATTTTAGTGATGAAAAACTACTTAATTTAGGTGAAAATATGGATATTGAAGTTAATCCAGTGTTTTTTTTCATCTATAATACTGAGAATTATTATCATTTCGTTTATGACACACTACCATATTTAATTTCGTATTTTGAGTTAAAAAAAACTAACCCAAAACTTAAATTGTTAATGAGTTTACCTAATTCTAATAAAGTATCATTTTATCAGTTCGTCATTGAATTACTAATTATTAACGGAATTGAAGACGATGATATATTAATGGTTAACCCAAATACTCTGTATAAAAATGTGTTTGTATCTAATTCATATACACACGGTATCGATTCTAACCTACAACCAAGATATGAAGTTAATTATTTATATGAAAGTATTGTAAATAAGGTAAAAAATAATAAGGTTTACCCTAAAAATATTTATATATCTAGGAGAAGTTGGATTCATGGTGATGTCACTAATATTGGAACAAATTATACAAATAGGCGTAAATTAATTAATGAGGATGAATTAGTTTCAACACTAGAAGAACATGGTTTTATTGAAGTTTTTACTGAAACTATGAGTATGGTTGATAAAATTAATTTATTTGCTAATGCTGATAACATTATCGGACCAATAGGTGGTGGGTTAGTTAATGTGTTGTTTTCTAAATCAGACTGTAATTTAATAGCTATAATATCACCAGAATTTTTAAATATTAATAAAAGGTTTATTTTTTCATTTAATTGTGTAACTTTAAATATGTTCGAAGATGTTGAACATGTTGAAAAAACTGAGTTTAAATTATATATGAGAGTTGAAGTTGATAATATTGTGGGTGAGATAATTGAGATAACTGGAGATAAGTGTAAAATATTATATAGTGACACCTCTGTTTCTGGTTGGAATAGTGAAAGTGACTATAACCAAAAAGAATGTTATCTTTCGGATTGTGTAAAATTGGATAACGGTTTAAATTCATCATGGGTAATTGATTTGGATAAATTTAAAGAAAAATACTTATGATTAATTATATTATTTACAGCCATACATCATATTTAGATGTATTAAATATTCAGAGTGACCATATGGGAAATTATGAAAACACTACATTATTTATCAATACTAATAATGATGATAATATTGGTCAAATTTATGATAAGTTCAATCGAGTTATATTTTATGATGATTTACAACCATACGCAAAGCGTTTAATTGAATGTATTGAACAAATTGACGATAAATATTTCTTACTTATTCACGATATTGATATTTTATTATATGTTGATGAAGAATTAATCTTAAAATTATATGATTTTATTGAATATAAATGTATTGATAGGATTGATTTAAAACAAGCACCCAACTTGAATTCAATTGAAGTAATTAAATTTGGTCACGACATACCAATCGATAAGATGGTATCAACACTACCTTCTGAAATTATTGATGGTACATATCTAATTAAACAAGAAATTCCAGAGGATTACATTTACAATGTTAATCCATCAATATGGAATAGAGAATCTTTTTTAACGTTACTTAATCTTTTCCCAAATAAAACTTATCGTGACATTGAAGGAATGGATGTTCAAAGATATTCCACTAATTTATTGATATATAAATTATTTTCGTTAAAACCAATTAAATGTGGTTATTTTGAGTGTTTAGATCTATTTAAATTTTTACATATAAGCCATAGTGGGAAATTATTGTTACTTAATGAAAAATATGAAACAGAATATGGTCAATCATACTTAGATATTGGTAATGAATATTTAAATATAGTTAATAAGTATAATCTTAATACATCAGATAAATGGGTAAATTAATATGAGTTTAGAAGAAATCAAAAACTGTAAATACATTTCAAGTGTTGGAATGTTAAAAAGATTGGATGAAAATGAAATAATAACATACGATGCTGCGCCAGATAAAATAACCCATAACTTCAATAAGTTATTAAACGGTAAAAACGGCTCAATTATATATATTAAATTTGCATTTATTAGGCAATTCATATATCAAGTACTACCAAGTATAAATTATAATTTTATATTAGTAACTGGTGATGGTGACGAAACAATGCCAAATGACATATTTGACCAAAACACATTTAATTCTATAATTAATGATACTAGGTTAATACATTGGTATTCTGTTAATTGTAATGAAGAATTACATACAAAATTTTCGTTAATACCTATTGGTGTTAATTTTCATTCGTTATCTTATGGTGAATTTTGTGGGTGGAATGAAACAGCTCTAACTCCGTTAGAACAAGAAAATATAATTGAAAATATAAAAAATAATTCGTTACCGTTCTATGAACGAAAAGTAATGTGTTATTCTAATTTTCATTTTCTAATACATAACGAATTTGGGAACCCTAGACAATCAGCTATTGATAATGTACCTAAAGATTTAGTTTATTATGAGCCAGTATTTAAACCAAGATTAGAATCTTGGGAAACACAATCAGAATACGCATTTGTGCTTTCACCTATGGGACATGGGATGGATTGTCACAGAACTTGGGAAGCGTTAATTTTAGGTTGCATACCAGTTGTTAAAAAGTCACAATTGGATAGCTTATATGAAGGTTTACCCGTATTAATTGTTGATGAATGGTGTGATATAACTGAAAAACTGTTATTTGAAACTATTGAGAAATTCAAAAATATGGATTTTGATTATGATAGAATAACTGCTGAATACTGGGTGAATAAAATAAAAAACCTTAAATGATAGATTATAAAGTACATAAACATATAACTAAAAATAGTGATGGTGTAATAAATTACATGATTTACAGTCATAGTACATTCATAGATATATTAAAAATTCAAATTGATTACATTTCTGGAAATGGTCATTTAACACTATGTATTGATAAAAATGATTTAGATTTAGAACATATATATAATAAGTTTGATAATGTAGTATTTTATGATAGTAACCAAACCTATGGTCAAAAACTACTAAGTTGTATAAAACAAGTTGATCATGAATACATTTTATTAATGCATGATATTGATATATTATATGACATCGATAAAACAAAGGTGCTAGAACTTCAGAACTTTCTAATAGAAAATAAATATGATAGAGTAGATTTTCAATTAGCTTATGATTTTGATAGCACACATTACGATACTATAAATGATGATGATTTATATCTAATTAAATCATCAAATACAGATACTAGAAATAAGGGTTATATTTATAATGTAAACCCATCAATATGGAAACGAGAAACGTTAGAAACGATATTAGATAAGTTTAGTCATTTAGACTATAGAACTATCGAACAAGATAGTGTCCAAGAATTTTCATCTCAGTTCAATATTTTTAAATTATATTCTAAAGTCAGATATAATTGTGGGTATTTTACGTGTTTAGCACCTTTTAAATATTTACATATAACACACAGTAGAGTATTATTTAACCCTAATACTTTACCCACAGAAGATAGTAAAGATGTTATTGATGAATATAATAAAATAATAAAAAAATATAATTTATAAAAATAATGGATAATAATAAACCAGTGTTCATAATTGCACATAAATATTTTAGAGGATATGATAGTTATGTTGAATATTACATAAATAACATTAGAGAGTTCTATGAGGATTCATTGATTATTGTTGTTGATAACAATTCAATATATAAAGACGATATTTTTAATAACTTAAAGAAATATGATAATGTCATATTGTTAGATAATAACATTGAGTGTAAATTTGAATTAGGTGCCTACCAAGTCGGTGTTAAATATTTGATTGATAATGACTTATTAGATAAATACACTTATGTTGTTATGACGCAAGATAATTTTATTATTAAAAATAAATTAGATTTCAATCAATTATCTGAAGCTAACGTAAAGGCTTGTCCATTAAATGGGTGTGACCAAAATGTTGATTCACCAGAATATTTTAACATACAACAAAGTTGTACTGATGTTTCAATACCAGTTCTAGATAAATTAGGGTTAAACGATAATTGGGATAAAATTTCATTTTGTTGGTGCAATAGTTTCATTTTATCAACAGATAAGTTGTTACAGATGTATGGGTATCTGCAACAAATAGTAATTAAAATTAGATGGGAAAGTTGTGCATCTGAAAGATATTTAGCTAGATTACTGTGGGAATTAAATGATAATGTAAATTATGATATTGATGGTGATATTAGAGACTTAAAACATAAATACGACTGTTGGAATGTAGATTTAAGTGTACCTCAACTAACATTTTTCGTTAAAAAATTACAACAAAAAGATGAAAGAACCTTGGATCAATGATATTAGAAAGTGTAAATAATGGTTTCATATATTATAATAATAATCAAGTGATACACACTAAGGTATATTACGATTATTGTGTTAATTTATTAATTAGTTGGTTAAATAATAGTGGTGAATACGTAAATATAATTTTTGGTGATTATGATATAAACTTAAATAATAATTTTAAAGTTATTAGATTAGATATACAAGTTGAGCACACATTAGTTAAAGATGGCGGTAGAGGTATTAATGAACGTATATATGGCACAACTAATACTGATAATGGTGACTTATACTTAGTTAGGATTGATAAATTTAAATATTATAATTCATTGGATTATGTTATTGAATATAGTTACCCTAATACCCATAATATTAAATCTTCTGGTTATTTTTCTGAATTTTCAAGTAAAATAATTAATATTTCACCATTGATTTATGAACCAAACTTTGATAATATTAATAAAGTTAGTACAATAACTTTATTTACCGAAAACTCCAGTCAACGTAGGGATAATATAACCAAAGAATTAGATGATAAAAGTGTTGAGTATATAAATATAGTTAATTGTTTTTCTTACAATGATTTAGTCAATCAATATAGTAATACTAAGATTATGGTTAATGTTCACCAAACTGATCATCATCATACTTTTGAGGAATTAAGAGTGTTACCAGCACTAATTAATGGTGTTATAATAATTAGTGAGAATGTTCCTTTAAAGGAACATATACCATATAATGAATTTATAATATGGTGTGAATATGATAAATTAGTTGACACTATCATTGACGTTCAAAAAAATTATGTTAGTTATTATGATAAACTATTTAATAATGAATTAAATAGTTTATTATTAACATTAAAAGAAACTAATTATAAAAACTTAAATCTATTAAACAAATGAAAGTCGCATTATTAATATCTGGGTATTTAAGAAGTTACGATATCAATCTTAAATTTATTGAAAATGAGATATTCAATAAATTTGAACATGTTGATGTTTTCCTTCATATCACCAATAATGAAAGAAAGGAAGATAAGTATATCAATTCAGTCAGTGACGAAGAAGCTATTAATAATTTTACAGCTGCTTTAAACCCATTAAGAACTATTATTGAAAGTAACGCACACTACTATGATGATAGTAACCTTAACGATCTTATTAATCAATGGAGTAAACTTTCTAAATTAAATGATTTAAAAAAAAAACATGAAGAAATTAATGGTGAAAAATATGATTTAGTTATTAGGTATCGACCAGATTTAACCATCAACGATAAGGGTATATTTAGTGATTTAATTAAAGGGGTAATTTCTATACCAAGTAATAGTAAAATCGATAACACTAAATTACGTAATCCAACTGATTTACATATATGTGATGCTTTAGCTTTTGGTGATTCTACGTCTATGGATAAATATTTTAGTATCTATGAACACATATTAGATTTGGTTTACGAATATGGTTATGTTTCAGAAACGATACTATATTGGTATTTAACTAAAAATAAAATAAACTATAACGTTGTTGATATTGATTACGGTTTCACATTATCTAAATGTAATGTATTTGCTATTGCTGGTGACTCTGGTTCTGGTAAAAGTACCTTAGGTGAATTACTTAAGGGAACTTTTACTAATTCTTTTATGTTAGAGTGTGACAGGTACCACAGATGGGAACGTGGTGATAAAAATTGGGATAATGTAACCCATCTAAATCCAAGTGCTAATTATATTACAAAGATGAGTGAAGATATATTTAATTTGAAATTAGGTAAAGATATTTACCAAGTTGATTATGATCATCACAGCGGTAAATTTACTGATAAACAAATTATTAATTCATCAGATAATATAATTGTTTGTGGTCTTCATAGTTTATATACTGATTCTATTTACGATCTAAAGATATTTATTGATACTGAAGATAAACTTAAAAAAAAATGGAAAATAAGACGTGACGTTATAGACAGAGGTTATTCAATTCAAAAAGTGTTAGATAGTATAGAAAAACGTGAAAGTGATTTTAATGAATTCATAGCACCACAAAAGGATAGTGCTGATCTGATAATTAAATTTTTTAGTCTAGATAAAATTGATTTTAACGACTACAATAAACCAGAACGATTAAGTCTTGAGTTGACAATTAATGAAAAATTTAACCTTACTGAAATATTAGCTAGATTAGATGAAATTGGTGTTGAATATTTTATTAAAAAGGGTAATTGTTTTAATAAAATAATTTTTAACGAATATAATAACTTGGTCTTATTTAAAGACGATAAAATTCCAAGAACCAATACATTTTATGATTATATTATGTATTTTATTTTTAATTTAGTCTTTACAAATAAATAAATTTTAATTATTTTTAAATAAAAATGGGTAAAATCTCGTCAAATTTATTAAAATTAGCTTCGAATGTTTCGAAATACTGTGTTGGTATGGAGGGAAATATATCTGGACTTGTTGAAGATGGATCAATTCTAATAAAGGCTAGTGGGTCAAATTTGTCTAAATTAACCGAACATGATTTAATACCATTTGATATAGATGGAAATCAAATTGGTAAAATGGATAAACGTGGTAGTATTGAATTAAGTTTCCATTTATTTCTTTTAGGTTTTGAGGGTATAAATTATATCTCCCATACTCACCCTATTAATAGTTTAAGGATTTTATGTGGTAATTATATCACAAAACAATTATTTAGTACCCGTAGGTTATTTCCAGACCAAGTAATATTTAATGGTAAAGAATCTTGTTTAGTCCCATATGCTAAACCTGGTAAAGAATTAACTAATAAAATCAAAGAAAAAGTTAATTATTTTATTGATAAAAATGGGTGTTTCCCAAAATTAATATTGTTGGAAAATCACGGTATTATTAGTTGTGGTAAAACAATTGAGGAATGTATTATAATTAATGATATATGTGAAAAATCAGCTGATATTTTTAATGGTAACGAAATAAATGATTTAACTTTTTTAACCAGTGAAAATATTAATGAGTTAATTATAGATAAAGGTGAGGAATACAGACAAAATTTAGTAAAATGAAATCAACAGGTATAAGTTTAGGTTGGAACTGTTCAGCGGCACAAGACGGGTTAAGGATGGGGTTAAGGGGTGTAAAATCAGATGGATATAAAACATGCCCATTTGATATGATGATAAGTAACTATCTTGGTATGTGTGAATGTATTAAAGATGATTTTAAATATTTTTGTGACCCTAAATATTTAGTGTTAAGGGATGCACCAGACATGTCAATGCATTTTCCAAATCAAAAGGAGGGTGAAAAATGGATATATAATACTTATTATGATTTTACGTTTAATCATGAATCACCATATCATGGAAATTTATATCTTAATGAACAATGGAGTGGGGCAAACCATTTTGTTGATAACAATTATGAAAACTTTATTAAAAGGTATGAAACTAGAATAAAGGCGTTTATGTTTTACATTAATTCTGGTGAGTTTATTAATTTTGTCTTATGGAGATATAACGCAATTCCTCATGAGTTAGAAACAATAATTAAAGATAAATATCCAAACTTAAGATTCAACATTAATTCGATCATTGATTTTGGACCACACACACTTAACGCTTTGATAAATAATAATCCAGAAGCCGCAAAGTCACAAGAAATCGATTATTTAAAATATATGAATGTACCACATTCAGAATATGATAGATATTATTCTGAACATATAAATAAATTTGATGAAACAAATAAAGACGTTAAGGTTACTGAGAATATAACTTTAATTGAACCAAAAAATAATAAATTTTTAAATGACCCGAATTATTTACGTTGATATAGACGAAACAATATGTGTGACACCTTCACCAAGGAATTACCATAACGCTAAACCATTAATTGAAAATATTGCAAAAATAAATAAATTATATGATGAAGGTAATACAATTGTTTACTGGACTGCTCGTGGGAGTCGAACACAAATTGATTGGTATAAACTAACTAAATTACAATTAGATGAATGGGGTGCCAAACATCATGAATTAAATGTAAATAAACCATATTATGATTTATTTATAGACGATAAAACACTTAGAATTGAAGAAATTTAATAAAATTATACTATTACCACCAAATATTTCTTTTGGCGATTCTATGTCTGTTATTGGGTTGGTTTATTATTTATTAGAATATTACGAGACAGTATATTTTTATATCGGTCCAACTTATATTAACGGATATACAATATCGGACAGAACAATAAACGATGTTACAAATTATATTACAGAGTTTTTTAAAAACGATAAATTATTTAATGATCAAATCAACATAATATCAAATGTTGAGAAATTAATTAATGAAGGTGTGTATGGTGAATACCATGTATGTAATACATTAACTGGTGATTGGTCTGAACCAAATAGAACATTTATTAATTTACCAAACATTGATAAAGGTTATTATTTTAATGATGAAAACCCAATATTTAATAAATTACCGATTCCAGATAACCACAAATGTTCACCAAATAAACATTTACCATCCACAAGTATTCAAACTAATCATTTATTCTACTATGAGTTGGTTGGGTTAAATAATACTGTTAGTATGGAATTTTTTAATTATGTTAGGGATGTATCTAGTGAACAAACACTTAAATTATTAACATTAGAAAAATATTATATTATTAATGATAAATATAATATAGTCAATGACCCAATAGATATGTCTGATAGAATAAAACCATTTATTTTAAATGATTACCCAATAATAAATATTAATCACTTATCAAGCAACCCTTGTAACTTGATTACTTTATTGGAGGGTGCGGAAAGTATTCATTTTATTGAAGGGTCTAATGTTAATTTTTTTTACCACGCTCAACATAAAAATATTTTTAAATATGATAAATTAATTACATTTCATATCTGGGCTTGGAATAGAAACTGGCCAAGTCCATCTATGAACCTAGATTATGCTTGGACCATGATGAATACACCAAAATTAAATAACTGGATTTTTAAATTTTAAATATAATGAAAATAATATCACACAGAGGAAATATTGTTGGACCAAACGCAAGTCGTGAAAATAAACCATCTTATATTGATACAGCAATTTCAGCTGGTTTTGATGTGGAAGTAGATATTACTTTCAATAATGGTAAATTCTATCTTGGTCATGATACACCAGATTATGAGATTACTGAAAAATGGGTATCCAGTAGAAAAGATAAGTTATGGTTACACTGTAAAAATTTGGATGCCGCAACTAGGTTACATGAATTAGGTGATTCCCATCAATTTTTCTGTCATTCTTCAGATTCTTATGTTTTATGTAGTAATGGTAAAACATGGGTTCATGATTTAAAACTTAATATTTCTAAAACAACCATAATACCTCTTTTAAGTTATGAGGATGTAAATAATTATAATGGGTTAATACCCTATGCTATATGTACTGATTTTGTTTCATTTGCTGAATATAGTTTAAATCAAAAAGGATTATATAAATGACTAATAAACCACAAATAATAATACCTATGTCTGGTATTGGTAAACGATTTATTGATGCTGGGTATAGTGTACCTAAACCACTAATTGAAGTCGATGGTTTACCGATAATCGAACATGTGGTAAACCTTTTCGGTAGACCTAATGATGTTATTTTTATATGTAACGAGAATCATATTAAAGAAACAAACATGGTTGAGGTACTTAAAAGAATATCACCTAACTGTAAAATTTACCCAGTGTCAAATGATAATCGATGTGGTCCAGTAGATGCAGTTTTAAAAATATCAGATGAAATTGATGATGACAGAGAAGTAATTGTTAGCTATTGTGATTATGGGACTGTATGGGATTATGAATTATTTATTAAAGAAACTAGAAAATATAATTCTGATGGTGCAATTTCATGTTATACTGGGTTTCACCCTCACATGTTAGGTTCTGATAATTATGCTTTTGTTAAAGTTAATGGATCAAAAGCGACCGATATTCAAGAGAAGAAACCATTTACCGATAACAAAATGAACGAATTAGCGTCTAACGGTACTTATTACTTTAAAAATGGTTCAATAGTTAAAAAATATTTTAGTTTATTAGTTGATAAAGAAATGGATATTAACGGTGAATATTATGTTAGTTTAGTTTATAAACTTTTAATTGAAAATAAACTTTTAGTTACAACATTTATTATAAATAAAATGTTACAATGGGGAACACCGTATGACTTGGAAGTTTATAATAGTTGGTCAAATTATTTTAAAAATATTAAAACAAAACAACCAATAGTTAAAAACCCAAAAGGTACGACATTAATATTACCAATGGCTGGTAAAGGTAGTCGATTCGCTAAAGAAGGTTATTTGTTACCTAAACCATTACTTGACGTTGATGGAAAATCAATGATAATACAAGCAGTAAATTGTTTACCAGAATGTGATGAAAATACTTTTATTTGTCTATCGGACCATATTGATAAATTTAATATTTATGATACGATTAAACAAAATTATTCTAACGCCAAAATAGTTGGTATTGATGATACAACTGATGGGCAAGCTTGTACTTGTGAGATAGGTATATTGGTTAATAATATTGATTTAGAAAAACCAATATTAATTTCTGCGTGTGATAACGGAGTTTACTACGATACAAAAAAATATGAAGAAATGGTTAACGATGAGAGTATTGATGTTATCGTATGGTCTTTTAGAAATAACCAATCCAGTAAAACTAACCCAAATGCCTATGCTTGGTTAGACGTGGATGATGAAGGTTTTGTTAAACATGTGTCTTGTAAAAATTTTATATATGATGACCCATTGACAACACATGCGATAATTGGTACAATGTTTTTTAGGTTAGGGCGGTTTTTTTATGATGGGTTATTAAAAAACTACGAAGAAAATATTAAAACAAACGGGGAATTTTATGTTGATGATGTATTAAACCAAAATATAAAAGATGGGTTAAAAATTAAGGTTTTCGAAGTTGAAAACTATATTTGTTGGGGGACACCTAATGATTATAAAACTTATAACTATTGGTTAGATCATTTCACAAAATAATAACATATTTATAATTAAAACGTATGACGAGAAAAACATCGGTAACAACTAAAGAACCAGCTACAAGAACACCAAGAGTAAGTAAAACTAATGTTACTGAAATTAAAGATAGTGTTAGTTTATTAAATCAAATTAAATTAGAATTCAAATGTAAGAATGAACGACAAAAACAGTTAATTAATTCAATAAAAGATAATGATGTGACAATTTGCGCTGGACCAGCTGGTACTGGTAAGTCGATCAGTTCTATGTATATGGCTATTAAATTATTAAAAGATAATGGTGATATATATAAAAATATTATTTTGTTAAAATCAATAACACAATTAAAAGATGAACAATTACCATCACTACCTGGTGATGCTATGGAAAAAATGTATTTCCAGAATTTATCATTTATGGATTCATTAATTCAATTAATTGGTAAAAAAAATACTGATGATTTAGTTTTAAGTGGTGTAATTTCATTTGATGTAATTGGATCATTAAGAGGTCGTTCATTAAAAAATACGCTAATTGTGGTAGATGAGTGTCAGAACATCACCAATAGTAATATGAAAACTATATTAACTAGGTTATCCGAAAATTCTAAATTGATCTTACTTGGTGACCCAGAACAAATAGATATTAAAAATATTAATGAGAGTTCATTATCACCTTTAATTAATAAAGTTAAACGAAACCCTACTGATGGTGTAGCAGTTATTGAGTTTGATGAAGAAGATATTGTTAGACATAGATTAACTAAATATTTTATAGGTTTATATAAAGAAGATCAAGTGAAAATTATAAAACCAATAAAACATAATATTGTAGTAAAGAAAAAAGATAGTTTTAGTTTATTCAGTAAAATGATTTTATGGGTTAAAACTAAATTTAAAATATAATAACTATATAAAAAAAGCTATCTTTTAGGTAGCTTTTTTTCGTTAAAACAATTAAAAAGTTAATCCATTTTATTTAATTAACCTTTTAATTCAATTATAACATTTACATTCACTAAAAATTAATTAAAATTAGTAATAAATAATAAAAACTAATTTTAATTAATTATGGCTATAATAGGTATATCACTGAATGAAGTGGTCCGTGATTTTATCGAACATTTCACTTACACTTATAGTAAGTATATCGGTGATACCGATATAAAAGAAGGTGACGTAACTTCACTTAATTTAATCGATTTCTTCCATTTTGAAGATATAAATGAACTTAATAGTTTTTTATATTTAGAAGCACCATTAGAAATAATGGGACATGCAGATGAATTAACATCTGGTATCATGAATCAACTGAATACGTTTATCATGGATACAATTGATGAAGAAGAAAATTCAATTGTGATTGTTAGTCGTGAGATTAATAAAAGTATCCCAGCAACTAATTTCTTTTTATCTAAAACTGGTTGTCGAGCAACAGATATTAGATACCCTAATACTAACGCTAAAGAGTGGGATGGTATTGATGTTTTGATCTCTGCCAACCCAGAAGCGTTAATCGCTAAACCAAGTGGTAAAATAAGCGTTAAGGTTAATGCATCATACAATAAAGATGTTCCAGCTGACTATACAATTGATTCTTTATTAGATTTTATTAAAGATCATGTTCTTAGGGAAAAAATACTTAATACTAAAATAACAATTTACGAAGAAATAAAAAAATAAAATAAAATGATTGAATTTGGTGGGCTTATCTATTACGTAGATATGGATGAATTAGAAAAAAATATTGTATCAGTAACTGAAAATGATATTGATACAATTACAGAAAAAAAAATATACTATGATTTATCTGGTGTTGTAACACACAGTGAACTACATAGTAAAGAATCACCAAAAAGTCGTGAGATTAACGGTGCTAGATATGAATTACTTAGAATGATGCTTGATGTAGTATTGATTGATAATGGTAACGAAGAAACTGATGATACTATGGGGGCTGAAAGAGCATTAGGTGGAATGACTTTATCATATAAAATAGCTTTTAATACATTATTAAAATATAATGTGATAAAAGAGGTGGAATTATAATAATAATAATAATATAAACAATAAAAATAAAATGGAAGATCAAAAAAAACAAATTGACGAACAAGTAACTAATATAAATTCAGTTATATCTAACTTAGAAACTAAAAAATTTAACTTATATTTTTTTACGTTAGATACTAAGGGTAACCCTACTGCTGGTATTGCAAATATTTATGAGCACGTTAAATTACTTAACGAATTAGGTTATAACGCAGTTATTCTTCATGAAAAAAATGATTATAAATTAGTTGGTGATGAAAATCAAAACGGTGTCGGTGATTGGCTAGGTATGGAGTACACTAAGCTTCCTCACATTTCAATTGAATCACAAGAACTTAACGTAACACCAGCTGACTTTATTATAATCCCAGAGATTTTCGCTAATATAATGGATCAAGTTAAAGCATTCCCTTGTAAAAAAATAGTTTTTTCACAAAGTTACGATTACTTATTAGAGTTATTACCAATTGGTAAAAGATGGAATGTTGATTACGGTTTCAATGATGTGATCACAACAACAACAAAACAAGCCCAATATATATCAAATCTATTCCCTTCTATAGTTACTCACGTAGTTCCTGTTTCAATCCCATCTTATTTTAAAGATAGCGATAAACCTAAGATTCCAGTAGTTGCGATACACACAAGAAATCAAGGTGATGCAGCTAAAATCGCAAAATCATTTTACTTACAATATCCAGTTTATAAATGGGTTACTTTTAAAGAACTAAGGGGTCTTACTAGAGAGCAATTTGCTGATGAATTAGGTAAATCTTGTTTAGCTGTTTGGATTGATGAAACATCTGGTTTCGGTACATTCCCAATAGAAGCGATGGAGTGTAATACGCCAGTTATAGGTAAAATACCTAACCTTATACCAGAATGGATGGAACATACAAGTGAAGATGGTAATATTTCGATCAAAAACAACGGTATCTGGACTAACACTACTATAAATATTCCCGAATTAATCGGCACGTATTTGAAAGTTTGGTTAGAGGATTCAGTACCAGAAGATTTAATAAACGGTATCAACGATAGTAAGGGTAAATACACTGAAAATAGACAAAAAGACGAGTTAGCCGCTGTTTATCATGGAATTGTTGAAAATAGAAAAATGGAATTAAATAACTCGTTAATGAGATTAGCTGAACAAACACAACAATTGACGGTACAAGCTTAAAATTTTGTATTCTACTTACGAATTAAAATATATAAATAAAATTATGAAAAAAGAAAAATTAAATGGGATAACAGTTATAATTCCCGTACATGAGTTAAATGATGAAACAAAGGTATTGTTTACTAATGCTGTTTTAAGTGTGACAGAACAATCGGTTAGACCAGATAAATTGATTATAGTAACACCTAAAGGTAGTGAAGTTACTTCTTATATGAAATCATTCGATTTTGGTGATTATAAAGAATCAGTAACTATTGCTGAGAATGATGGACTAACTGATTTTTCATCTCAAATAAATTACGGTGTAAGCGTATGTGAAACCGAATGGTTCTCAATCTTAGAATATGATGATGAATACGCTAAGATTTGGTTTAAGAATGTTATTGACTACAGAGCAGCACACACAAATGTTGATTTATTCATGCCTATTATTGTTGATGTTGATCAAACTGGTCAATTTATTGGTTTTACCAATGAAGCAGTTTGGGCTAATAGTTTCTCCGATCAATTAGGGTTATTAGATAATAATGCGTTATTATCGTATCAAAATTTTAATATTGATGGAATGGTAATTAGAAAATCCACATATGATACATTTGGTGGTTTTAAAGCAAGTATTAAATTAACATTTATATACGAATTTTTACTTCGTATGACATTTAAAGATGCTAAGGTAATGGTTATACCAAGATTCGGTTATAAACACGTGAATCAAAGGCAAGGATCGTTATTCGGTAATTATAGAGAAACACTTGATCCAGTAGAAGCTAAATGGTGGTTATCTGTTGCTAAAAAAGAATATTATTTCCAGAAAGATAGAAACATAACGTATTCATCAGAAGTTATCTAATGGTTAATAAAAGAGGTCGGAAAAGAGTTAATGATATTTATTTTGGACCAGAAGAAGAAGAAGCTGTTGTTAAATTTTTAGAATCAGAAGATGATATCGAAAGAAATCTTGTTTTTAATGAATGGCTTAAAGCACCTCTAGATAAGATGGTTGAATCAATTATTAGAAGATACAAGTTATATCGAAAAGGCTTCACGTTTGAAGAACTTCAATATGATACAATATCGTATCTAATGACAAAAGTTCATAAATTTGAAACTGGTAGAGGGAAAAAAGCTTATTCTTATTTTGGTACTATAGCTAAACATTATATTCTTGGGTTATTAATCAAAGACGATAAACTGTTAAGACAAAGTGTTTCATATGAAGATATTTCAGATAATATTGAGGAAAGGGAAGATTTAACCTACTCAATTGATAATGAAGAACCATTTTCAATGGCTGAATTAATTAAAACACTTAAAGTTAGTATTAAACTTGAGTTAGATGATGAGGAATTACCAACTAAAAAGAAATTAAACGAAAATGAACGAAAAGTTGGTTATGGTTTAATGGCGATATTAGAAAGTTGGGAAACAACGTTCGAAACTATGAACGGTGGTTCAAAATATAATAAAAATTGTTTTTTATTAACAATGCGAAATTATACCAATTTATCAACTAAAGATATTAGACTTGGTATGAAAAGATTTAGACAACTATATGATTTTTTAAAATTAAGTCATATTTAGTAAAAATAATAATTAAAAATATTATTCTATCTATTTATTATAAATAACGAATAACTAAAAAATTAGAAATTTTGCCTAGAAAAAAAAAACAAGACATAAAAATTAATGATAGTGATTCATTATCTGGTCTTATACAAGAAACATATAATGATGCTTGTCTTCAAATAAATGATACACAAAAAATCATCAATGAATTATCGGCTGGTGTTACACCAGCCGATGTTGATGAACACGCTAAAATAGCTAAGGAAAAAGGTGGTCTACTTAAAATAAAAGATTCAGCTATTAGAATTAAGTTAGAGATAGCTAAATTACAAAGTGACATTATTAAAAACAGTGGGGATATTTCACCAACTATTTCTGAACGAAGTGATGGTACTTCATCCTTAGATGATTTTAAGTATATGCGAAACCTACTTAAAAATGGTGGTGTTGATAAAAATGAGGATGAATAATTATGTCAATAGTTGGAAAAAAACAAAAGATATTTGGGTCAATAGCTGCCGCAAGAACACTTACTGATGGCTTTCCAAAAATTAAAAAAAGTAATTCTTTTAAATCAGTTAATAATGATGGTAACTCAATTACTTTTTTAACCGATTTAATTAAATCATTGATCGGTTATAATAAATTAATAACTGTTGTTGTTGATTTTTTAACTTACTCTATACCAGAAATTGAAAAAATCATTAAAAGTTCACTTAAAAGTGAATTAAAAACAATCGTTAGTTGTGGGGTAAATCCAAGTACCCCATCATTTATGTCAACAACTGGGTTAGTTATTGAACTTAAAAAAATAGATTTTTTGGATATGTTCAAAACAGATCCAAACTCAGAATTTGGTCCATTATTATACAACGATATTACCCCAATTTTAACTAATAGTACTGATTTTAACACTTTTATTTACGGTCTTATTCAAGATGAAGGAGTTATTTATACTTGGAGTAATATGTTGGATATAAAATTTAATTCAATAGGGACTGGTGGGAACCCAAATAATATTTTAACCATTAAAACTAGTGCTAGTTTTAATGGTAATGATTTAACTAACTTAAATAATAATTTTATAGATAGTCTTAATGTCTTAAATACTACTAAATTAGTTAATTGTATAATTGATAGTTTATTCGGTTCAATTTCATCAGCGATTAAAAAAACAACAAAACAATTAGAGCGTGAGGCTAGAATTAATAATGTTATTGATAGTATTAGTAGTTCTGATTCTGAAATTGATGATAGTTATTTTACGTTTTCAAATGAAGATGTTATTAACCATGAAAAGGAAGCTAACCTTAGACGAAATGGTTTGATGGTATTAGATGTAGCGACACCAATTGATGCAAGTATACCTTATACGTTTTTAACTGATTTTACCAGTCAAATGATGGTATCAAACTCAACATTAAATAATAAAACAATAATTATTAATAATTTAAATGAAATGGCTGAACAAACAACAGCTAATTCAAATAATAATGTTGATAATTTAACAATAAAACTTAATTTTATACAAAGTATAATAAACAAATTAGTTAGGGGTATAACCAATTCAATAATATCACCTAAAATAATACTTATATTTTTAATTAATTTTAAAATAGTTTATGGAACCACAACTGATTTTAAAGATGGTGTTGATTTTATCAAATTAACTAAAAATTTATTTAAAATGATAATTAAAAAAATAACACAAATGTTGGTTCAAAAATTAATTAAAATTGTATTAAAAGAGATTTCAATATTAGTTGGTAAATATACCGTTAAAAAAAATATTGAAAAAAATAAATCAACAAAAGCTCAACTATTAAGTCTTGTAGGTGTTCCTCAAGAAGCGATAAGAGTGATAAAAGGATTATTATGAGTGAGTTTAAATTAAATAGTATAAGTGGTGTTTTAAACCTTATACTAGCAGCTTTTTCGATGCCAGATGAACCAATAAGTGCTTTACCACCACCACTTATATTATTGGGTGCAAAATTAAGACCAGGTTTATCAGCAAGTGCCATCGCATCTAGGGTTATATCTAGACAATCAGAAGCTGGGTTACCAGTCGGTGATGTATTCGATGACGGACCAAATTCAAACGAGTTGATGATCGTAATAATGGTTGAAGAAATAATTAATGCAATGCAAACAGAAGCTGTGGTAAACGTTGTTATACCATTAGGTGTTTCTGTTTCAACTACTGGTATAGGTAATTTAGGTATACCAGTAGTTTCACAAGGTGTAACAACATCATTAGGTATTGGTAATGGAATAATTAGATAATGGAAAAAGAAAAAGAAAAAATTGAAAATTTATCAAATAATGAGTTATTATTTAAGGTAAAGCAACTGGAGGCTGATCATGAAAGCGTTAAACTTAAAATGATTAAATCTTTTGATGAAATGGTTGAAATTGAACAACAATTCGATAAGATTAATAAATTAATTGTTAAAAGGTTAAAAGGGGAATAATATGATTGGGAGTAGTAATAAAAGAGAAGCTAATTTAATTAAAAATGATTACAAATTAGGGTCTTCGTTAAATAATGTTTTTGTTGGTGAAGTAGTATCGGTTATCGACCCTAATTACCTTGGTAGAATTCAAGTTAGGATAAAGGGTGCGACTGGTAAAGGTGGTGATGATGGAATCTCAGATAAAGATTTACCTTGGTGCTTCCCAATGATACCTAAATTTTTAGGTGTTATACCAAAAATTAAAGAAGCTGTTTATCTATTTGTTTTTAATACTGATAAACAACACGCTGATAGGTTATACTTCGGGCCAATTATTTCACAACCACAACAATTAAAATTTGATCCATATTATTATTCAGCGTTAGCTGGGTTTAGTTTTGGAGCGGAAGCACCAACAACAAATCCGATTATGGACCCATTAATCGTTGGTGTGTTTCCAGATCAAAAATATATCACAATTCAAGGTAGAAGTAATACCGATATTATACAAAAAGATAATGAGGTTCTTATTAGAAGTGGAAAATTTGTATTAACAAATGATAATGATTTTGGTTTAAAATTTAATAATTTAACACAAGGTTATATACAGATTAAAAATGATGTTTCACTTACCAATTCAAGTGATATTAAATTTAAAGGTACCGTTACCAATGTCGTTTCAAATAAAATAAATCTTATTACACATAGTGGTGATAAATCATATGATATTATAGCGCAAAACGCTGAAAATGATCCAATAAGTGATGAAGTAATGACTAAATTAATAGATGAAGCACAACAATTACCATTTGGTAATATTTTACTTGAATATTTAATTTTACTAAAAAATGCGTTTTTAAGTCACGTACACAACGGAAACGGAAATCAACCAACCGATCTAACCATATCTGGTGATAAAAAACCATTATCAATATTTAAAACACAAGCGGAAAATCTAGAAAGTAGAATGTTAAGTAAAAATATTAGGATTAATTAAATATCAAAAAAATCAATTAAATTAATTTTTTTTGATATTTATTAATAAAAGAAAATGATAATAAGAACATACTTTGATAAAAATAACACAATAGTTAGTAATACAAGTGTTAACACTGGACTTAACCCAGTAACAGAAATCTTTTATGGTGGTGCTGGTGGTCAAAACGCTTATAGTAGATTCTTATTTAAATTTGATGAAACAAGACTAGTATCACTATATACTGGTGGTACCTTTACTGATTTAACTAAACTTAAACACACATTAAGACTTACAAATACTGGTTCTTTTGATACAAGCCTTTTAAATACTGGTATGGGATCAAAAGATAGAACTTCATCTTTTGATCTTATCGTTTTTAAAATTGGACAACCTTGGGATAACGGAGTTGGTTATGATTATGATATAGCAAATACACTTACTGGTAATATTTCATATAGTATAGCAGCATCAAATTGGACCAACGCTACAACAACAAATACTTGGAATGGTGGAACTGGTGTTTATTCTGGATCATCTAGTGCAATCACTATTACAACACAACATTTCGATAAAGGTAATGAAAATATAGAAATGGATATAACTAGTTATGTAAACGGATTATTAACTGGTGATACAAACTATGGTTTAGGTATAGCCTATGCGCAAGGTTATGAACAACTTAACACTACAATTCTTCAATATGTTGGGTTCTTTACTAATAACACACAAACTTTCTATGAGCCATTTGTTGAAACTGTATATTCAAACCATATTACTGATGATAGAAATAATTTTTATTTAGATAAAAATAATAAATTATATCTATATGTTAATATAGCTGGAAATCCAACTAATTTAGATGTATTACCAACGGTAAATATTTTTGATCAAAATGACCTACTATTTTCAGCATACACATCGTCAGCTGTTACCCATGTAACATTAGGTGTTTACTCAATAGATATTAAAGTACCAACGAACGCTTCTAACGACTGTACTATGTATTCTGATATTTGGAGTGGTATAACAATTGGCGGTGTCTCTAGACCTCTTATTTCACTTAGTTTTAATATCAATGGATCTGATGGGTATTATAATATTGGTGATTCAGATCTATTACCTAAAGATATAGCTGTTAACATTAGTGGTATTCAAAATAATGAGAAAATAAAAAGAGGTGATATTCGTAAGGTAATAGTATCAGCTAGAATACCATACACTATTAATCAAACACAAAATATTAGTGGTATGAAATATAGATTATGGGTTTCAGAGGGTGCATCACAATTAACTATTGTGGACTTTCAACCAATCGAAATGGCTAGTAATCGTTATTATTTTTTAGTTGATACCGAAAGTCTTATACCTAATACTTATTATTTAGATGTACTTGTAACGTCTAATCTTGAGGTAACCACACTACAACAAAGACTACAATTTGATATAGTTAACCAAGTTGATTTAAGAAAAGGTCAATAATTTTAATTTATCTATTGACTTTTTAACTTTATAGTGTATATTTAATATTACGTTAACAAATATATTTGCATCGAGTCATTAATCTGACTTTAGAATCGTCAAGGCGATAAAGATGTTGGTATAAATTAAAAATAAAGTTAAATATGTATAAACAAATGAATGAACCGATATCGGTTCCTACAGCTAAAATTGCTGTAAATAAAAGTATAATTAAAATATACAAAAATGTTGGAGTATTACCAACATACTATCTACAAAAGGGACAAGAGTTCCAAATTGAGATTTTTAATCCAACAACTAATGTTATATTAGCTAAAATTTCACTTAATGGTGAAGCTATTTCACAAGGTGGTTTAGTTGTTAATCCAGGTCAAAGGGTATTTCTTGATCGATATCTTGATGTAGCTAAAAAATTCTTATTTGATACTTATGAAGTTGGTAATTCAGCTGAAGTTAAAAAAGCTATAGTTAATAATGGTGATTTTAGTGTTGAGTTTTTTCGTGAAACTAAATTAAGGTCTCACCAAAGGTATATGGGATTTTTATCTAGTCGCAATGATAACATAGGGTTTACTACTACTAGTATTGGTAGTAGTAGTAGTAGTAGTAGTAGTAGTATTAATAATTATAACTATAACGCTAGTACTACTAATAACGCTAGTACTAACATTATTACCCCATTAACTAGTAATTTCAGTAAATCAATTGAAACTGGAAGGGTTGAAAAAGGTAATGATTCTGATCAAAAAATTATTACCGTAGATAAAGAATTTGAATATATATCGTTTCATTCGGTAGAATATTCAATGTTACCGATATCTCAGAAAATAAATACTAGTGAAGATATTAATATTAAAGTGTATTGTAATAATTGTGGGTCAAAACTAGGTAAAACAGATCGTTTTTGTGGATCTTGTGGATGTAAAAAATAAAATAAAAATGTTGTTAACGTAAAAAAAACCAAAGGTATTGAATCTTTGGTTTTTTTTGTGTATATTTGTAATGTTGACTATGTTAACGATATAGTAAATGTAATTATATGAGAAAAGAAACAATAATAAATATTGGTTTGGCGTTAACAGTTAAAAACTTAGTAATCGAAAACCCAAATGATGCTGATTTAGGGGAATTGGTTAGATTACTAGTAAGAGAAACTAACGAAAAAATAGAAAAAGTTAATAAAACTAAGTAATTTAAATATTACTATTATTTCATTATTTCTTCCAATATAGTGTATTCTTTCATAACCTTTTTAAAATATTTATTTTTTAATTCATTACCGTATTTAGTTAGAAATGTTAGTGATTCTAAAAATTTTCTTTGGTTTGGTAAGAAATCAATAACATTAGTTTTTAGTTCACTAACTAATCCTAATATATTTTGTTTTAACCAATCGTATTCAAAAATTTGACACATATCTGCATCTCTAATTATTTTTTGATAAATCGTTAAATCACTTTCTTGAATAACGTATGGATATTGTGTTGAGTTGATTATCGAATTAATAAAATCAATATCTAGATCTATTTCTTCATCTTTAATAAATTTAACAATACCTTTTTTAGTTTCTTCTATATTATAATCATCTTTTTTTGAACCCATAGAATGGTTATAATCATGAAATAACGCTGCTAACAGCAAAGCCTCAACATTATTATCGTTTAACATATCCATATATTTTAAAGCCTCATATGTGTGTTTAGTTACTGTTAATAAGTGGTTTAAATTGTGATATGGCGCATAATTGGATTTATTGTTTAATATTATATATTTTAATCCCTTTTTTAATGATTGGTATTTATCTAATATTTCTAATATTGATAAATTATCCTCATCAACTGATATAGATTCCCTTAGTATTTTTTTTATCTCATTTTTCATTATATATGATAATTAAATTTTTACTTAAGTAAAGGGTTCTAATTTTAATAGTATAAAAACAAAAAAAGTCTAACCTTTCGATTAGACTTTTTTATTTTATGTTATTAAAATTGATTATCTCAATTCATTTACGTTAAACGTTGGAACTCCATCAACACGAACATGTCCGTAGAATCTGTTATTTACAACTTTCTTAGCGTAACGAGTCATTATTCCTTTCACTGGTGCGAAATTGAATGGGTTATACATTGTTGGTGTCAATTGTAAAGGTACGTATGGTGCATAAATGTACCCAGTATCTAACAATGATTTCCCTTTATGTCCTATGATTATTGAATATGCTGGTGCATAAGGATCACGGTATACTTGGAAACGTCCAGATAATGTACCAATTCTTTCGATACCCATGTTGTAAGAATCTTGTTCTGGGTTAGCATCACTTACGTGGAAGTATTCCAAATCATCAAAGATAGCTGATATTTCAGAAGATACAACAATAAAGTTAGCCCCACCTCTTAACGTAGATTTATGGATTTGAGCAGAAGTTTGGTTCAATCTTGTGATAAGTGTTTGATTCCAATCTTTTTGTGTGTATGGACTAGCAGCAGTAGATGCTTTTCTCCAACCATTGTAATCCCAACGTAATTGCCATGCAGCACCTACACGTAAATCTCTAAGGATTTCACGGTCAATTTCAGCAGCAACTTGTTCAGACAACATAGCAGTTAATTCAGCCTCAGCATCGATATTGTGGAATGCACTAACATCTTGAGCTAATTCTGGAGACCATGTAGCACGTAATTTTCTTTCTTCAACAGCAACAACAACTTCATCCAATTTGAATGAAACTTCTCCCATCTCAGTTTCAAGCTCCAAAGAAGCATATTGAGCCCAAGCACAAGTAAAGTTAGCATTAACGTGAGTAGAAGCAGATACAGTGAATGAAGATACAGCACCAACATATCCATCATAAGTAGATGTTCCAGCAAAAGAAGCACCAACAGAAGTTCCCACTGGGTGAGATAAATCTAAAGCAACATAACATGTACCAGTAGCATCAGTTAATGAAGTATAAGTAACGATACCTTTACCATATTGTTGTGTAACTAAACGGAAAGGGATTTCTTTACCAGCAGCGATAATTGTATTACCATCAACATCTTTAATATCGTTTACAGTTAAAACATGTAAAGAAGCTAAGAAAGATTCAGTATCCATTTGGTTACCATCAGCACCTGTCATAACAGCTTTATTCGTAGCATTTGGAGAGAATCCAGATAAACCCAAAACAACAGATCTAACAGAACCATCAGTAGCCGTAGCTAATGCAGCACCATTTGCAATTGCAGTGTATTCACCATTAGTACCTAAAGCCCATGGAGCGTAAGCACCAGTAACGATTGAAAGTGTACCTTTAGAGTTATCAAATAAACCATCATTATAGAACGCATCATACAAATTTTTAGCTTGCATAGTAGTTACAGCACAGTTACTTGAAGAAATACAAGATGGTAAAGCAACACCAGTCGCAGAACCATTGTTCATACCATTTAATCCTGTGTGTGCAGAGAAAGTTGTACCATAAGCACCACCGTTATTGTTATAATCATTACCAGCAACACCAGCAGAGTTAACTCTAGAAGAAGTTTGTGGAACAAAGAAGAACAATTTACCGATAGGCATGTTCATAGCTTGTACTGATACGATATCATTAGCTAATAATTTAGAGAAAACTCTACGAACGATAGGGAAAACTACAGTTTCAAATGAACCAGAGTTAGTCGCTGTCGTTGATTCATTCAACAATGTAGACGCTTGGTTTTCATATAATTGAGCGATGTTTTCTTTAACGTGACCTCTAAGACCCTCTAAGAATCCTAATGAATCCCATTTTGACTGAGTTTCTTTACGGATAGCCTTCATGTGGTTCATTCCGATATTTCCAACTTGTCCAGATGTTAATAAATGTGACATAATTTTTGTTTTTTTTTTTAGTTATTATTATTGTTATTATTTTTTATTTTGGTGATGCATCAATTCGATAATTCTTCTTGTTGATTCATCAACATAAGCTGTATTTTCGTTTAATTGTTTAGAACTACTAGTAGCAACTTCTTTGATAATTTTATTTTCAATTGATTCATTCATTGGTTTTCTAGTTGCCAACTCATTAACAATAGTTTTATAAAGTCTTTGTGATTCAGTGATATTTGATACTTCAGAATCAAAACGTTTAAAGATGTTTTCTTTTTCAGCTTTAGTTGTAGAATGTTCCATAAACAACTTAGTTGCGTATGTAAGGTTACTGTTAAAAACAACTGTCTCAGCTATTTGTTTTCTAAAAACTTTAAGTGCTGCTCTGAATTCATTGTTTTGTACTTTGTATTCATTGTTTTCAGCTTTTAATTTTTTAGCCTCAGTAAGTAGAGTGTTATATCTTTGTTTTGTTTCAGTAACTAATTTTTGTGATTCAGATATTAAGTCACCATCAGCTCCAGCTCCTTTAGGGTTATTACCTAAATTAGCTTTACCACCAACACTCATTCCTATTCCAATTGCAATTTTTTCATCCAATTGTTCTTCCTCTTGTTCTTCCTCTTCCGTATCATCAGCAGCATCAGCAGCAAATGGGTTACCACCTTCTTCTGATTCAACTTCTTCTTCTTCTGATTCACCACCTTCTTCGTCACCCATTTCGATATCATAAGATACGTCCATCCCAAGTTCAGTTCCACCATCCATTTCAGTGTCCATATCCATATCCATATCCATATCCATTCCAAGATCGTCACCTGTTGGTGCTACACTTGTTGGTGCTTTAATGACATATTGACCTGGTTCAGTGATATTTAAGTGAATTTCATCACCAATTACTTCAATTTCGTCTTCACCACTTAATTTTTTATAAATTGCGATAACGTCATCATCAGATGCTCCTGTCATATCCATATCGTCTCCACCTAACTCTAATGAGTCCATTCCTAATTCTGAATCCATTTCTGAATCCACTTCTGATGAGTCTATGCTATCTATTGCATCTAAGTTTGAAGTGTCTACGTCAGTATCATCAACTGATGAATCTAAGTCTAAGTTAGCTTCTGGTTCCCCAGTTGCTTCTCCACCCATATCATCAATTTCAGTTTCTTCAGCTTCTTCTTCGGTATAACCAACTTCGTTAAGAATTGATTCTTTCACCACACTATCAATTTCTTCTCTAGCTACGCTACGAAGTATTTCTTTTGTGTTGGCATTAAGAGCAGATTGGATATTTTTAATATCTAATAATGCTTCTTCAAGTATTGATTTTTTGTCAGCCATTTTCTTTTTTAGTTTATTTTAAAAATCGAGAAATTATCTCATTTGTTAATAAATATATATATTTTTACCAAAAACCATAATTAGGTAAAAAAAAATAAATATTCTTATTCAAATAAGAATTTATCTAACCCATTATTTAAGTTTTCTTTTATTATTGGTTTATTGATTATAGTATTTTCAACGTATGGTTTAGTTTCTTCTTGTGATCTAAAAATCCAAGCATCTGGTGTAGATGGTGCAGTAACAACATCCCAACAAATTATTTCAAAATCTTCTTGAACGATTTGTTCACCGTTTTTACCTTCTTTTAATGAACCTACACCTCTAGATGAAACACCTATTTTTATTCTATTTCTAAGTAAGTTAGCTACTTCATCACCTTTTGTTGATACTATACCATAATTGATAAAACCAGGTGTCATAAGAATTTCCATCTTACCCATAAGTGTTTGACCTTCCCACCATGTTTCAGTTATATTATGTGATATCCTATCGATTGATATGACTGAACTCTCTGGGTGGTCACATTCACCTAATGCTCTACGTTCCCTAATTGCTTGTTGATATAGTTGGTCTTGTTTCTTTAAAATTACTTCTGGATAAATTCTACCATTTCGATTAAGTATTCCATATTTTTGTAATACAACCCAAACCACAAGTGGTTCCATTATAGTTAACCTACCAGTGTCAATTTTTTTTATCTCATTAATAAATGGTTGGTTTCTAGGTTCATCTGGGCTAATATACCCAGCATCATGTTCGATCAAACCTCCCCAGCCAGTTTCACCACGTTTTAATATTTTAAAATCTTTATAGTTGTCCATTATTATATTTACTTATAAATATAATAGATATATAAAAAAACCCTTGATATTTAAATATCAAGGGTTTTTTTATATAATTATTTTTTCTTTTTATGGAACTTAAATGATTTATTATCTTTAAAAATTGAGTTAATAACTAAACCAATTACTTTATCTAAGTTTGGTCTCATTCGTATATCACTTAATTGTGTTTCATTTTTTAAAAATAAAGTTATTTCATTACACATAAAACTTCGTTTACCATATTTTATTCCAGATTCTCTTATGTCTAAATCAACAATTGTTTTATCTTTTACAAATTCAGTGTCAATGTTTAAATTAAATGAATCGAATAGTGTTTGTTTTAAATTCTTATTAATTTCTTTAATTACCCGATTATAATTAATATCAGCGTTAATTTTTGGTTCAGCCCATGCTGAAATGTTAATGTATATTGCTTGAGTGTGTTTATCATTTACACTACCAAAAACAACATTATAATCTTCATAATTATCTATTTTTACTTCTTTTCCTACCTTCATTCTTACCTGGTTATTTTTAACTAAAATAGCTATTTTTTTCCAGTAAGTCAAGTGATATTAGTTATTTTTTAAATTAGTTCTTAGTTCAGATAATTTAGTCATGTTTTCAAAGAAAACCTCATTAACTTCTTGTTTATCGTTTAATAGTTTATCCTTAACACGCAATAGTTTATCTTTTGATTCTAAATCTGAATTAATTAGTTTTTCGTTGATTAAATCTAAACACTCTCTTAATGTGTTTGAATAAACCGCTTTTTTATCCTCATCAGATGAATCAATTAACACTTTTAGTATTGATTTATCTGATTCATCTAAGTCAGAATATTTTTCATTATATTTATCAACCATTATACTAGATAACATACTTGATGGTAAATCTATACTTTCAATAACTATTTTAGTTTTATTATTTAATATATATTTAATTACCTCACTAGTTGCCTCAACTATCACATCAATGTTATGCGCTGTTTTTTTCGTGAAAATCAACTTACTTATATTTTCATATAAATCTATTTTTTCGTGGATTATTTCTTTTTCATATAAAATTGGTAAAGCTAAATTAGCGTTAGCTTTAAAAATTTCATTTTTTTTGAAATTATTAAATAAATTAATGTTCTCTTTGAGAAATAATGTAGCTTTCGCCACATCAGACTCAATTTTATTTTCAATATTATCATAAACTAAAAATTGTGTTTTTAACATTTCACACTCTTTTATTGATTTAATGTAACCTTTAAATAACGATTTACTATCATTTTCAGACATTAAACTTTTAGCTAACATTTCATTGTATATAATTTTTATTTTACCAAAATTTTCCATAGTATCTTTTTTATATATATAAATATGTTTATTTAAATGAAAATGATCAATCACCTAACATTTTATCAATATCGTTAATCATGTTATCAATATTTTTACTTATTTTTACATTTTTATCGTATATCTTAACCTTAACATCTTTTGTTTTATCAACTGGTGTGATCGATTCCAATAACTGGTTAAATTTATTTTGGTGTTTAACTTTTCGTTCAGTTAATTTTTTAGTTAAAACATCTTTTCGTTCAGTTAATAATTTATTTGCACGTTTAATTGTTTCAGCTAATTCCTCAACATTTACATCAGCTGTTTCATCCTCTGGGTCTGCACTTTCACCAGTGTCATCAGTTCCCCCATCATCACCAATCTCCACATCACCTTCTTCTTCATCGCCAAAATCTAAATCTTCACCACCAACACCGCCACCGCCAAAGGAAGCACCACCGCCACCGCCAACACCACCAGTTGCACCACCTTCACCTTCACCTTCACCTTCACCGCCAGCGGAACCACCTTGTAGTGCTGCTTCAAAATCACCATAAAGTCGATCAACATTATCGAACATACCAGTATGTTTAATAACGCTAGAAGTATTTTCTAATTCAGCTGATGCGGCTTTTTCAAGTCTTTGTTCAAGTAAATCTTGTTTTATATCATCATCAGACCAACCTAGTATCTCTCTATGTGCTCTAGTCATAGACATTGGAGCGAAACCATTACCTAAATCAGATGTTGCATCTTTAAATAAAGTTACCTTCAATTGTAGGTGTTCAATCTTAAGCATTTCAGCTTGTGTAGATGGATTATTAAGTGTTAAGGTGAAATTATCTAAATCCTCTTCAAATCCAAGTATATATAAATGGATAATAGCTATTTTATTTAATTCTTGAAGCATAGCTTGTTGAATACGATTAATAGTTCTTGAAAACCTAATATCTTGCATCGCCAAATTGCTACCTTCACCAGATGTTTCTTCAAACCCTAAAAATGGTTTTGGTACACGTAAAGCAGTAAAAAGATTTCGCTGAAGGTATTCTATATCAGCTATTTGATCTAAATTACTGTTTTTCAAGTAGTTACCAGCTTCTGTTGCAAATGTATGATAATTATGGTATAATTCATCACCATCTACGGTAATTGTACCAGTATCTTCTTTAACCTTTAACCATTCAATATTAACTATTTTATGATTATAGTTGGCTCCTTCAACAGATTTATTAGACTTTTCAATATAATATCTCCAAGCTATTACGTTCTTATAACCTAATTCTTCAGCTGTTACTTTACACCAGTCTCTGTAATTATTAAACCCACGTTCTTTAATCATCTTATCTAGATGATTACGTGTAAATTCATTTAGGTTTGTTAGTGAGCTTCTAATGTCTTTATTTGAATCCGTAAACTCAGTCATGAAATCTTCATTTGAATTTAGTTCAACCAATGTCAAATCAGCTTTACCACAAAGTTTAAACATTTCAAAGAACATATTATAAAGTTTGTCACTAAATGTGATTGTTTGTTTCTTACTAAATACTTTACGTCTGTATTCGTCAGATTCCCAGTTTTCTTTGGCTATCTTAGAAAAACTTTCTTTAAATTCATCAGTTGATTTAGCTTTACTAATGGCTTCACCTCTTAACTTAATAATCCCATATTTATTAAGATTATTATTAAATGTTTCATTAGATTTAATTCTAGAATTAATTGAATTTAATTTAGATTGTTCACCTCTAATTGATTTCTCATCTTCTGTTTGATTAGAGATGAACTTATTAATACCTTTAGTTATTTTACGTATGTTTTCTTTAGCCTTATCTGGAGTAGACCATAACTCATGCCTATGGTATTGATAATGGTCTCTTGAATTCATTAACGTTAAATTTTTAGGTACATTATTAAATCTATCGTTATCAACATGGTGAATAGTTTTCATCTTAGTTTTATAATAATCACCTTCAAATGTAAAATAATTTTCTTTATTTTTATCTTTCATAAAACTATTAACCATTCTATGTGTGAACACCCATTCTTGTTTTAACGAATCCCATACTCTTTCATATTTTTTAGAATATTTCTTTTTTAGTATATATTCCTCATCTCTATAGAAAGGCATTAACGAATCACCAATAACTAAATCTTGAGCTTCAACGAACCCTTTGGTTCTATGTACCCATTTATGGTCTGGTGTAGTTGTAATCGACTCACCATTATCCAATGTTATTTTCATAACCTCTGCATTTTTACGGGTTTCACCAGCCCAAGTAATAATACCTGGAGCTAAAGCACCTGTATTCGGGTCGCAAGAATATACCCAAAGGTCTCGATTACCATTATCCCATTCACTTATTATTTCATTTAACTCTAATGTTCTTCCATCTAATAATGGTATGCGAGTATCTAATGCAATACATGCTCCAGGTAATGTATCAATAGGTGTAGGTGCGTCCTCACTTCTAACAGGTATAAAATAATCTTGATCGTTAGCCAATTGGTTGTAACGTAAATCCATTTGACCAGTTTGTGGATCAGTAATTGGTGAACGTTTAAAACGATCAGCTATTTTATTTACATAATCCTCAACATCGGCATCGTCAATATTACCAACATAAATTTTATACACACGTCTTTCTGGTGCTCTAGTTACACGATATACTAACATTGAGTCTTCGGATAATAATAATTGTTTCCAAATTCTTCTAGCTTTCTCTAACACAGAATTATGGACCACAATACCATTAGCGTAGAAATTGTGATTATCATTTTCAACATATATATCATATGTTTCATGTTCACCACTCTCCTCAATTGATTTAATTGGTTCTAATGTATAATCATCAGTTACCCTATTATTTTTAATAACTAAAAAATCACCTACCTTAAAATCTAAGGTATTTTTATAGCTGAATTTTTGTAACTCAGTATCATAATACATAATTTTATGTTCCTTAGAAGCATCAATAGAGTTATCTTTCGTGCTAAGTTTGTATGTTTTTTTTGTACCAGAATTAATCGTATCTAATACTTCTGATAATACTCTTTTCTGTGTTAACCCATCAAATGAATAAACTAAGTCACCTTTAACGATATCTTTAATTTCTTTATGACCATCCTTAGTTTCAACACTAGTGTTATATTTTAAACAAGTACCATACGGTAAACGTCTATCATCACCTAACAACCTAAAATGCGCTATTTGCCATGAATTGAATTCAACGTTACCACCTCTCCAATAAAACTTAGTTTTATTATCTTCTGAATCATCTTCACTTCTAGTTGTGATCATATCTAATAAATCGTTTTCTCTACGTTCCATTTCATAATTTGGCATCTGTTTACCACCAACAATACCATGTTTATCATCTATTTTTAAGAATAAAAAATTATCACCATATTTACATGTATTCCTTGTCATCATTGGTAATATTGAATGGATATCTAAACGATTATAAAATAGATCCTCAAGTATAGTTTTAACTCTTTTACTATCTGAATAAACATTAAGCATCCTACCATGTTCATTTAGTGTAGTTGATTCCTCTGACATAACATCTAATGCGGCAGCTATAGTTGGGTAAAACTCCATATTTTCAAAATCAGTATATGAACCAATACGTGTTGTTTCATAATTCATTGTTTGTTGGTAGAGTCCACTTTCAACCTTCTTCCACATTCCACCCAAATATTTATTTTGTTGGGCTTGTAATTTTTGTGTTTCGTATTCAGCTTTATTATTTGTTTTAAGTAATTCATTATTACCTATATTATATCTCTGTGTTTGTTGTTCAATTTGTTTAATTGGAGCATCTGGTCCAATTATTCTACCTAATTTTTGAAATACCGTTAAATTTTTATTTGCCATGATTTTTTTAATATTAATATAATGTTTTTTTTAGTATAAATAAAGCTTATTCCCAATAACCACACTCAACATATGCTGATCGTTCTTGTATTCCGTTAATAACTAATAAATCATATGCGTAAGTTGTCGTCCAATCTTGACCTTGTGAATAAGGTGTTGCGTTACAAAATGAATTTCTGTTATTATTTATCATACCGTTACCACTAACATTACTCTTAGTCTTTGAATTTGGTATTACCTTCCATTGGTATATTTCAGCACCAAGTGATTTACTAACTATTATTTTTTTCTTATTGAACCCCATTTTTTTATTGTTTTAATGTTTTATTATTTTATCGTTTACCACCAAATAACCAATTGAACTCACCTCTAGGGTCTTGTACATTTTTGTAGGCTATATGTTTTTCGTTTATTTTTGTTTCTACATTCCCTTTTTCATTAATTACTTTAATAGTTGGTGAGGTGGATGAACTACCAACCCAACTATTTAAAATAGCTTTTGTTTGTTTTTCCATTCTTTCAAGGTTTTTAAAAGAATGTTCTAATACCCATAACCCCATCCCCATAGCCATTATGCAATTATGGACAACAATACCATTAGCTATGAATGATTCATCTTCAGCTACTTGTAAATTATATACTATACCACAAAAATTACTTTTCTCAATTGAGACTGTTTTCGTCCCATACTCAAAATCACTTAATTGTTTAAGTCTATCACCAGACCTTATATCTTCTCTAATGTGAACCCAGTATTGGTCTTTTGTTTTAACACCATATCTATGTCTTGTGTTTTTATTAATAACTGCGTATTTACCAATTGACCAAGCGATATCACGCATTGATAAGGCTAATATCTTGCTAGTACTAACACCAATGGAATCATAGTTACCACGAGTATCTTGCCAACCATCACCTTTTAACCAATATTCTAAAACATATTTTAGGTCATCACCTAAATATTTCGAATAAATTGGTAGTATTTTTTCTCGATCATCATTATAACAATCATTTAGAATATACCATAATAATTTGCTTGATGTTAATAATGAAAAACCTTTACCTTTAACTTTACTTCTATTGTGCCCTATCTCTAACTTATTTAGATATCTTTCAATATCTAAACATAATTCTTCATCTTTAGTGTGGAATGCGATACTAATTAGATATGAATTATTACCTATCCTTGTAGAATTTTTAACTGAGTGACCATCAGCTAAAAACAACCCTAAAAATTTGGAAAAATCAGTATCTAATATTATTTCAGATAGTTTATTAGAATTTTCACATTTACTTTTTATGTAATAATCATCATCAGATAAAACTTTATTAATGTTATTACCTAGTGTTTCTTTTATTGATATTTGCCTAGGCTTGTGTCCATTTGAATAAAGTTTATCACCAGTTTTACTCATTCCCCAATTACTAGGTAGTACCCAATCTCGTTCATTTAGTTTATCATCATTAAATCGTTTCAAACTATTTGGTGCAGAATACAGTGGGTGGTTATATGATAACCCAAGTGATAATTGACCTTGGAAATTCATATCATACCAATCTCCATCAAATATTTTTTCAATTAACGCTTCAACTTCTCTATATCTACCCTTATGTGTCATAACCATATCACCAACATTAATATTTTCAATCGGTTTATAACCATCGATTGTTTTTATTAATGTTCCTTTTTTCAAGCAATCATCATGGTATCCATCCATATGATCTGGACGACCTTTTTTATATACAAATGTTAACATTTCAGAGGTAAGACGATTAGATCTAATTTTTATACCGTTTGTTCTAATTTGATATTCTAGATTTGCTATCATTGGTAAACGGACATTTGTTGCTTGAAAACCTGGTGTTTTATCACCTTTATTAAAAGCGACCATTTCCTTTTGCTTAGATGAAAGTATTCTACCATTTGGTGATTCATAATGAAGTCTTTTATAACCGAATTCCAACAATTTCAAAACAGTACTAACACCCATACCTCCAGTTATATCCACAACAGTGTATGCTTTATATAAATTTCCGTATTCTTCAATTATTTGGGCTAATAAATCTGGTGCAATCATTCCTTTATACTCCATTACTTGTTCCATAGTAGTGAAATTTATTATTGTGATTGTTGATGAATCTTCACCATCACCTCTAGCGACATCAGACGATAAAATATATTGGTGACCTTCTATTGGTTCTTCCCATATCCATATTTCACCTTCACCACCAGCGGTGTATTTAGGTTCTCTTACATTAAATTTATTTTGGAACTCAATATATTCTTCACTGATAACATTACCCCCAGAACCAATGAATGATACATCAAGCTCTTGAGCGATCATTTTAGCGTCATTATTCATACCACGACACATTTCTTCATACCAATAAGATGTCGGTTTAAAACCATCTGAAACCATTCTATTATAAGATTCAAATGTGAATTCAACCTCACTAATTTCTAATTCAGTTTCACCATCTTTTTTTAACCATCTAAGACCTTTATTATATCTTAAATCCTCATACCATTTCATTTCAACGACATTAAAACTATTCTTTTTTTGTTTTGATTGATCGTATGTTTTATAGTATAAAGGATCCATACCGTTTGGGGTTTGGTGACCCAATATTCCGTTATATATAACTGAGTGACACCAGAAATCATCAGTCTCTGGTAAAGAAAAATCATATGTATTATTTTCACCTTCAACTAGACTTAATATCGGAACCCATTTAGAATTATCTAATAAAATTTTATCTATATTATATTTAGTTAAATCTAATTTTAATACATTTATAAAATAATCGATAAATTTTGTAAACTTATCTGTCGAAATATTTGCGGTTTTATTCCTTTTATCAACTCGTATATCATTTAGTGATAACCCAGTATTTGATAATGATTTAACTAGCTTGAAAACATTTATTATTTCTCGTAGAATAACCTTACCATTTGGTATTATTATAAACCTATTAGATAGATTAACGTTAGTAAGTGCTTCTTGTTTAATTTGTTTTCGTTCAAATCTAAACCCAATAACATCATAATATTTTTTTGCGTCAATAGATGTTGCTGATATTCGATAATTATCACTACTAACCTTAACTATTTTTGTTGGTTTAGTTATACCCTCGACATAATCAGTAAGTATCCCAAAATTTAATAGTAAAAATCTAATTTGTTGGCATAATTTTTTAGATGAAAGGTTTATACCAATTATACCTTTAACTTTATCTGAATAACCATTACCATCCATAATACCTTGTAACATGGCTACCATATTTTCCTTACCTAATTCTAGTAACCTATTAGGTATATATTTTTTTGGTGCTTTTAAACTTAAATCAAAACCTAGGTGTTCTAATAACGAACCAAAATATTTTGACGATATAGTATAATGTAAATTATCGTAACTTGAAAAGTTAAATCCAGCCATTTCTATTGCCGAAGATATATCATCACCACAGGTAATTGTTATGTCACAACCCACTATTATATTATTTTCATTAATTGGTTCGTAACAAGATCCTTCGGATATATACAAACCAATTAGATAAGCTAAATCAGTTGTTATTTTATCGTAAATTATTTTAGGTTTATGTTCTTTATTATTAAATTCGTACTTAAAGTCGATTAAGTCGTTATTACCAAATATATTAAAACTGTGTTGTATATTAACATAATCACCGATAGATAAATCACCAAGCTCAAACCAATCATAAGTTTTACTAGCGTTAGAAAAACCCCATAATTTATGTTTAAATGTACCTTCTAAGTCACCATTTGTTGTTGTTAATTTAATCGTTTTCTGTAACCCATTATTAACTAAGATATTTGATTCTCTATTTTTTTGATTACCACGAACAGAATAGTTTTCTGTATAATAACCTATTTCTGGATTATTTGGTTGTGTATAATCAATTAAATCTGATAGTTGTTTCAACCCCTTATCCGTAAATATAAATGTGTCATCAGTAACACAAGAGATTAACATACATTTTCCCCCAGTATTATGACTGATAACACCATTTGAAATAAATGAATTTGTGATTGGTACATGTAAGTCGTAAGTATAGTCTTCCGATTCGGTTATCGTATCTATTACATCAATATAACGTGTTTCATTTTCTAGTATTTGTGTTTTTAACGATAATAAAAATTCTTTTTTATTTTGTTTTCTTTTTAACCTAAAACCTATTTCATCGTAAAATTTAATTGCATTTTTATCGTAAATTTTTAAATTATAAATTTTACGTATATGTTTTTTATTTGTTTTTTGTTCCTCATATTTTATGTGTGATATTATTCCGAAATTTAATAAAAGTATTTGTAATGTTTTTATTAATTTTTTTGATGTGCTAGCGTATTTAATACCTTTTATTGTACTTACACCATCACCATCAAACATACCTTGTAAAAACGCTTTAATTACTATCTTTGGCATCTTTAATAATGCTAACGGAATTTCTTTATCACTAGCATTATATTTTTTAAGACCAACCTCATTAAACCAATTAACTAATTCTGTTGATGACAACATAAAATGTCTGTCATCAACTTGTTTAAAGCTAACACCCAAATTAGCTTTATCATTGATTAAAAAATCGCAAATAGATTCATCTATATTTGTAATTCTTATACCACCATTAAAAAAATTACCTCCAGCTAAAAATAACCCTAATAAATAAACAAAATCTATATTGTCTTCTAATTTTTTTGGTATATTAATTAATTTACAATTATTATGTTTTTCATATTCGATTAAAATATTACTATCAGAACCAAAATAATTTTGACCATATTGTATTATGGGTGTATCACCAACCACTAATTCATTCATTCTAACCCAAACATCTTGATCACCCCTATTAATTAATATTGGGTGTTTCCAACTACCTTCTAATTCTATACCTAATTTTGTTTTTATTTTAAAGGTTTGACCATACTCACTAACAAATGTTTGTGTTGCGTTTACGATGTTACCATCCATGTTACAAACTTTATGTGGTGTTATTAAATCAGTAAAACCAATATTATCTTTATCGTAAACTAATTCATTCATTTCAACTAAACCATTTTCAGTTAATATTAGTGAATCTTTAGTTAAACAACCAAGTGCTGTAAGTGCCGCCCCAAATAATACGGCACCGTTTTCAATATACGCAGCCTCATCCATGATAAGATATGTTGGGGTAAAACCCCTCAAAGCATCTTTAGATGTAGCTACAGCTTTTACCCTACATTTATTTGGTAATCTAATTTCTTTTTTTGAATTTGTTAAAAATATATCTTTAGCTTCTTTTTCTGGCGTACCGTAATATTCATCACCCCAAACCCATCTAGGTAATTGGGTTAGGAAGTCTTTTATTTTTGCTAAAAATTCGAAAGCTAAATCTTGTTTGTTCGCTACAATAAGTATATTTTCTGGGTTATCGTAATCAGCAAAACCAACCTTTATTGCCATATATGCGGCAGTTGTTGTTGATACACCAGCTTGTCTTGGTTTTGTTACTAAATTAAACCTATGTTTTTCATAAGCATTTATAATTTCTTTTTGTCTTGGGAATAATTTAAACGAAACAAAACCCTCTTGTGTTTTATCAAAAGTTTCTAAGAATGTTTCAATTGCGTATGTTGGACTACATAAACATTTGAAATACTCTTCATTAATTTCTTGTCTTGTTAAACTCATAGTTTGTTTACATATAAATATGTTNAAAACNNNAAAAGGACCTTAATAGGTCCTTTTGGTGTTTTTAATTAAATTATTGTTAGAATAATTCATCTAAATTAAATGTGTTATCATCATTATCATCATCAGTATTATTATTATTATCATTTTTGGTTGAATCACCAATTAATTCGTCTAAATTAAAACTTATACCATTTTCTGGTAAATCACCACCATTACTAATCTCATTCATTGTTTCGTTAAAATCATCAGTTTCCATATCTGCTTTAACGTTATCAGATATATCGCTAATAATTTTTTTACCTTCTTTGGTTCCAGCCATTATTTCTCTCATCTTGCTATTGAATTCTAATACTGGTAACGAAACTAATTCACTAAATATATGGTGTTTCAGATCAAAATCATCAGCATCTATCATCTGAGTAAAATTCTCCCATATTGCTGGACCTAAACGCATATCCCAAGGTTCAGCTGATAAAAAATCTGCTTTATCTATAACATAATTAGATATTTTATTGTCTTTAGGTAAACCATGAGCTGAAAGTATTTCCATAACACCTTTAACTAGTTCATGTATAAGTACTGGGAACACCATTGCTTGTACGTGAATGACTGNTTTAGGGTTTAGTTTCGTGGGGAATTCAACCCTAACTAAACCACCTTTAATTCCCTCCTCAATATTAGGTATTATAAAATACATATAATCAGCAGCTGACATCATCTTAGCGTAATTATTAGGTAATCTAGGATCTAAATTAATTAACTCATCATCAACCATATGAAACATATGATTACATTTTTTAGCTGCTCCTTGTATCATAGCATTTACAAATCTGCGTTTATAGATTTCATCATTAGCGTTTACCATTTCATTATGGTTTTTGAATTCGATTGGTTTTATTTTCCTATCCTTACCCTCAACAACACCAGTAGCGTCAATATTAGGGGTTAATTCTGCATGTATTTCAACAACATCTTCACCCATATTATACTCTTTTCGTATCATATCAACAGCTAATTTTTCCAATTCTTTTTTAAATGGGTGTTCTAATTCCATTGTTGTCCTAACTGATGACATCATATCTCTCTTAACTTCGTTTTTATCAATTGTATCAACATCAAACGCTTTTTTATAACGTTTAGATACATCTTTAAATCTACTGCTAAGTATTTTTTCCTCAAAAGATACATCACCATCAATAGGAAATACTGGGTGTTTAGAACCCAATGAGTGTTTTCCAGTTGCTAATTCATTTTCTAGTTGAGGGTGCATTCTTTCAGTAGTGTTTTCACCATAGAATTTACTTTCGTTAATCACATTAACGACTTTAATACCTTTTGCTCTTTTTAATGCTTCTTCAGCTATTTTTTTGTAATCAGACATTGTTTTATTTATTAATATTTTTTATTAAGTCACTTTTTTTAAAAATTGTTGATTCACTTACATTAGGGATTGGTATTGTGGGTAATAATGATATTTCTTTAAGTGAATTAATTAATCCAGTTATTTTTGTTTTTGGCACCCCAACAAGCTTAGCGAAACCAATAATAGCATCAAGTTGTGCTTGTGGTTTATCTGTTATTTTTGACACAGTAGTCATTATAATACCGTTGTTAGTCATGAAATTAAGTAGCTTTTCCGCTACGGCATTATCGTTATCTTCCGCTACGGCATTATCGTTATCTTCCTCTTCCACTATTTTTTCTTTACCAAATAATGTAGTATGTATATGAGTTTTAAGTTCTTTTATACTCATATAATCTTCTTCATCTAATTTATTACCAGACATTAATTCTTTAATTGAGTTAAAATTACGAACATCGCCAGTGTTTCTATTAACTAAAAAATGTTTACTATTACCGTATGTTGATCTTTTCATCTCTTTTAGTTCAACACCTTTAGCTGGTGTTGCTATTGTTGAATCAAAATAATTAACATCGTGGATAATGTTTAATCCATCCTCACCCTTATCATCAAAACAAAATACACCTAAAACGACTTCATCACCCAAAGTACCTCTAACCATTTGATATCGTTTAGATTGAATTGTAAATGGTTTTGATACTTCACCACTTTTTGAATCCTTTACTTTAGATAAATATTTTATTGTTTGTGTATCTTGTGGTTCAATATCTTCAGTTATTTCAATATCAACATCTTTAACTTTTTTTGTGAAGTCTTCAATTGCTGATGCATTAGCTAACACATCTGAGGAAGGAATACTTAATTTACTTTTACCTTTTTCATCATTACCATTACCATTACTGTTGGTAGTATTTGATGTATCTAATTCATCTATTCTTTTCATTCTTAATGTTATTTATACTCTAATGTTGTGTCCCTTACATATAGTGAAGCTTCAACAACATTTAATTTTATTCCAAAGTGAAAATGTAATCTAGTTGTAGGGTATGATTCATAATTATCTATATTTTCATAACCTAAAGCAATAACACCATCAACTGAGTCCCAAACAGATAATAATGAACTATCTTGAATTAATTCAAATTTAATATCAGATTCAAGTCTTCCAACTTTTTTTATGAAATTATTATGAGGTGGTGATGGACGACCAGATGCTGGAAAAGCGTCCCAATCTTGCCCATCAATATCCTTAATTGTGTCTGAAAATAAAAATTCATATATGAATTTACCCTTATAATCGATACCAATATAATTAATGTATATTAAAAACATGTCCTCCATTACTTACTAGCTTTAGGTGGTGTCATTGGTAATGTTGTTGGTAATATGAACGGTTTATTTGTTCTATTTGGTTTAATAGTTGGTGATGGTTTAATAGTTGGTTCAACTATAGGTTCAACTTCTGTTTCTAATTCCATATCTTCATCAAGTTTAAAATTTTCGTTTAATTTGGATAAAATATCCTTTTTTACAAAAATACGTCTTTTTTTTGATTCAGTCAAGTTATCAGTTGTTTTTAATATGTCATTTGAATTAGGTTGAAACATATTATTTTTTTTAGGGTTAGAAAGCATTATTCCATCCACTTCATCTTCGTCTTTAGTTGATTCATTTACGCTTTCAAATTCTGAATCACCAAATTCATCCATATCATCTGAATCACCAAATTCATCACTACCATTTGAATTATCGGTATTATCATCTGAACCACTTTGGTCACCATCATTAGTGTTTCCCTTTCCAGAACTTTTGACTTTTTTAATTATATCACCTTGATCGTTATCATCCATATCACCAGTGTTTGTCGCTGACAATACCGAATTTATCGCAAATTTCTCCAAATCAAAATCTGGTTGACCTTGAGATTCAGTATACGCTCTAAGTGATTGACCTAACTTTCCAGTTAACTGCTCAATAAATTTTTTAGGGTCTGTTTCTTCATTTGCTTCCACACCAGCATCAAATGGTGTATCATCGAACGGTTTATCGTCTGCACTGTTATCGTCACCAAAACCATCGTCTGCACTGTTATCGTCACCAAAACCATCGTTTGGTGGTACTTCGTCAACGTTATCTGTTGGTATTGAAACTGGAGCTGGAGCATCCACTGATTGTGGTGCTGCAAGCTTCAGTGTGAATTTTTTATCCTCAATTAAACTTTTTTTTTTAAGATATTATATGAGTCGATAAGTGCATCAACATTTCCAAGTGTTTTCATTAATGATATTTTACTTTCGTTAATTGATTTTTCATCTTCTTCTTCTTCTTCTTCAAGCATTGAATTAATCGCTTCTTCGGCTTCAGTTAATTCAACATCACATTCTTCTTCAACTATATCTTCTTCTTCTCCATAAAGAGGAGTGTTACCTTCTAAATTACCTTCACCAGTAAAACCACCACCTTTAGGCATATCAGCATAAAAATTACTACCATTTTCAATGATTAAATTATCGTTTTTGAAAACGTTGATATTATGAGAGTTATCAAATGATTCAGCTAATGAATTAAATTTAAGATTTAACATTTTGATCGCTTTAGCGTATGATGTATGTGCTTCAGATGTTTTATTCTGTAAACCCCCAATATATTTGAAATCCTCAGCGATTAAACTAGTTGTTTTATCGGTTGTTTTGATAAAGTATTGGTGGTTCTCTCTAACAATTGCATAAGCTTTACCATCTGGACCAATCTTAGTTAGTTCAACAACAGATGTTGTGTTTTCTTTTATAATAGTTTGACCCATTAATTCTTTCATTCGATCAGTTATTTCATAACCTTTAAGACCAATTGGATTTATTTTATTATCTTTCATATTTTTTTTATTTTGTTTATTTTCTTTTATTAACCTAAATTTGTACTACCTTGAATAACATTTTGATTCTCACCCATAAGGTAACAACCAGTACCACCACTAACTGACCTCACCCAAATAGAAAGATTAGATGATTCACCAACATTTATTGTTGTCCCGTTTATAACGATAGTACAACCACCAGTTCCACCATAAATTTCAGTATATGAATGCGCTGAAAGGTTAGGAGTCTGTGCTGGTACTATAATACTATGTATGTCATTTATTTTTGCCATGATTATGTTTTTATAATAAATATCTATAAATTAAAAAAAGCACCAAATAATGATGCTTTTATTAATTTATAATTTAAACGTAGTTGTAATTTTCAAAAATTAATTTGAAAGCGGTATTTTAATTGATGGATGTGATAGGTAATTTTCGAATATAAAATCATTCAAATTAACTGAAGCTAAAAAATCATCAATTGTACCTGTAAAATTAAGTGTAGTGTTAATTTTTAATGTTGGTAATTGATAGGAGGTTCTATCTAACTGTTCTTTGATTGAATCTATCTGATTCAAATAAATATGACAATCACCCATATTGGAAATTAATTCATCTGGAACCATATTTACCATTTTACCTAATATCACCAACAATAGACCATATGATGCTAGATTAAATGGTGTACCTAATGGTAAATCTTGGCTTCTAGCGTTATAACTTAATGAAATTGCTCTACTTGGTATAGATATTTCATCAAACCAAGATATCATCTCTTCTTTTGTTGTGTACATTGGTATAATTGGGATAACTCCATTATCTGTTTTACTAGCTAAATTTAACCGTTCAGTATAATTTAATTCTCTAGTGAAAACTTGAAAAAAATTGTGACATGGTGGTAAAATAGCCTCATCAATTTCAGATACATTCCAAGCTGACACGATAAGTCTTCTTGAATCTGGATTGTTTTTAATGTCATTTATTAATTTAGTTATTTGGTCAAACAATGGAACTTCGTCATGGTGTGTTACAGCACCATGCTCATAACTAGATGGTACTTTTTCATAACCACCCCAAGCTCTCCATTGTTTACCGTATATTGGACCCAAATCACCCCACTTTTTAGCGAAATCATCATCAGTCTTAACTCTAGTAATAAATTCTATCTGAGTCATAAGACGAATTGAGTTTTCATTGGGATCATCAATATGAACATCATAATCTGGTTCTTCATACGCACCGCAAACCTTTCTATAGTTTTTATATGCGTCACCATCCCAAATATGACAATCGTTTTCTAATAGAAACTTTATGTTCGTATCGCCACGTAAAAACCATATTAACTCAGTTATTACACCTTTAACATACATTTTTTTTGTTGTTAATAATGGAAAACCATCAGACATTTTATGTCTTATTTGTTTACCAAATAAAGCTATTGTTCCAGTACCTGTTCGGTCTTGTTTTAAAACGCCATTTTTAATTATTTCGTTAACTAAATCGATATATTGTTTATCTAAATTGTTCATAATCTAATTTATTTTTGGGTTAATTTAGATTCATATTTATCTATGTTGTTTTTAAGTCCTTTTAAATTAACTGCGGTAATGTTTCCATTTTTAATATAACTTCCAATTATTGAGTTCATTGTTTCCAATAAATCATTTGTTGTTGACTCTATTGTGGATGAATCATTTAATTCAGAAAGGGTTAAAATTTCAGCTAATAATCCCGTTGTATCGAAATTCTCTAATTTGGATGTGGCATGTTTTTTTATGTGTGTATTTAAAATTGAGCCTTGACTTTCAGCTAATTCGAATCTAGTGTAATCAGTCAAACCAACACCAGTATATTTATATTGACCCCCATGGTTAAATATAATCGTTAATTCAGATACTATTGAATCAAATATTGAGGCACAAATATTTGATGATGAATAAAGGGCTTTTGTTACCCCTTCTGGTGTTACTTGTTTTTTTACTAACATATTTATTTATTTATTTATTTATTTATTTATTTATTTATTTGTTTATTTGTTTATAACATCTAAATTCTTCGATATCAACTAAATTTAATTTCAAATGTTTATAAATTATCATCAAATCAACAGAATCGGATTCTGTCCTAATTATAAGGTAGTTATCGGTAATTAACACTTTAGCGTCGTAAAAAGTGATTAGTTTTTTATTGTCACCTATTAACGTCATCACTTCAATTTTTAAGTAATGTTCACAATGTTGAAAATCCATATTTTTTTTAGTTATATACAAATATACTAATATTTATAAAATAAAACAAGTCTATTTAACTTGCATTAATAATAATAAATTAGTACATTTGTATAAATAAAAAAAAAGTAAATATGGAACATGAGATTTACCCAAAGGTTAAAATTATAATCACAAACGCTAAGGAAGAAGCGAAAAAATTAGCTGATAATAAAATAAGACCAGAACACATTATTTTATCAATATTGATAAATGATGAGAATGAATGTGTTAACGTACTAAAAAAACTTAAACTTGATTCATCTGATTTATATGATAAATTAGTAGATCATATAAGACAAAGTGATTTGACCCCTAGAGTTGGTAATGGAAAGCAATCAATACCATTAGCGTCAGAAACTTCATTAGTCTTTAAAAATGTGGATGAAGAGTGTTCTAAAATGGGTGATAATATGATTGATACAACTCATATTATGCTTTCAATTTTGAAAACAAAACCACCAGTTGTGGTTTTCCTTAATAAACAAGGTATAACATACGAAGAATTTAAAAAAAATATGGAAATAAAAAATAGTGCATACGAAGGTTCTAGCAGCGATGATGAGGCTTACCAAAAAAGAACAAAACCTACTGATTCTAAATCTAAAACACCAGTATTAGATAATTTTTGTAGAGATATCTCTAAATCAGTTGAAAGAGGTGAAATTGATCAAGTAGTTGGTAGATCACAAGAGATTAAACGATTAGCTCAGATATTATCTAGACGTAAGAAAAATAACCCAATTTTAATTGGACTTCCTGGTACAGGTAAAACTGCAATTGTTGAAGGTTTAGCGCAACTAATGATAGAAGGTAACGCACCAATAACTCTTTTAGGTAAAAAAATATATGCTTTAGATTTAGCATCTATAGTTGCTGGTACAAAATATAGAGGTCAATTCGAAGAACGAATGAAAGCTATATTAGATGAATGTAAAGCTAATCCAAATATTATTCTATTTATCGATGAATTACATACTATTGTTGGTGCTGGTAATGCGTCTGGTTCATTAGATGCATCAAATATATTTAAACCAGCATTAGCACGTGGTGAACTTCAAGTAATTGGTGCAACAACTCTAGATGAATATAGAGAAAATATTGAAAAAGATGGTGCATTAGTCAGAAGATTCCAACAAATACTAGTAGACGAACCATCTCTTGAAGAAACAAAAATTATCTTAATGAATATTAAAGATAAATATGAAAAACATCACAGAGTTACGTATACTGATGAAGCTATTGAGGAGTGTGTAAAGCTTTCATCTAGGTATATTATGGATAGAGCTAGACCAGATGTAGCTATTGATGTACTTGACGAAGCTGGTGCTTCTACAAATGTTAGTGTTGAAAAACCAGAAAACATTAAAGAACTTGAAAATAAAAAACGTGAAGTGATTCAAGATAAGAAAAAAGTTGTCTTATCTCAAAACTACGAAGAAGCGGCTTCACTTAGGGATACTGAGAAAAAAATAGACGCTGAATTAACTTTAGCTATGGATGAATGGCAAGCTAAGTTGGCTGAAAAAACAACAATAATTGGTGTTGAGATGATTAGTGAAATTGTGTCAATGATGAGTGGTATTCCATTAACTAAAATATCAACACAAGAAACTAAACGACTTATAAACATGGATAAAGATCTTATGGGTAAAGTCATTGGTCAAGATGTTGCGGTTAGTAAAGTTGTTAAGGCGATAAAACGTAATCGACTTGGACTTAAGGATAAAAATAAACCACAAGGGAGTTTTATTTTTTTAGGACCAACGGGTGTGGGTAAGACTTTGTTGGCTAAGTTATTAGCTGAAGAAATATTTGGTGATTCAGATGCGTTGATTAGAATGGATATGTCTGAGTATATGGAAAAACATTCGGTATCTAGATTGATTGGTCCACCACCAGGTTATGTTGGGTACGAACAAGGTGGTCAATTAACTGAAAAAGTTCGTAGAAAACCACATTGTGTTATACTTTTTGATGAGATTGAAAAAGCACACGATGATGTTTTCAATGTCCTTTTACAATTATTAGATGAAGGTATGTTAACTGATGGTTTAGGTCGTAAAGTTAACTTTAAAAATGCGCTAATAATACTTACATCAAATATTGGTGTTAAAGAAGCTAATGCGTTTGGTGGGGCTATGGGTTTTGAAACAGCTGAAAGTCTAAATAATACGGAAAATAGAGCTCGTGGGATAATTGAAAAAGCACTTAAGAAAAAATTCAGACCAGAATTTCTTAACCGTATAGATGAAGCTATAATATTTAACTCATTGGTAAGTGAAGATATACATAAAATAATTCATTTAGAAATTAAAAAACTTGAAGAACGAATAAATGAGATGAACTTCAAGTTTAATATGACTCAAGAAGCAATTGAATTTATTGGTAATATAGGTTACGATGAAGCATATGGTGCTAGACCATTAGCACGTGCAATTCAACAATATATTGAGGATCCAGTTGCTGATGCAATATTAACTGATTTAATAAAAGAGGGTGATACAATAAACGTTACTTTTGATAAAGTTAAAGAAGAAATAATAGTTAAAGGTGGTAAAACACCTAAAACAACTAAAACTAAATAATTAAAAATAAAAAACCCACAAATATTTGTGGGTTTTTTTATTTTCTGTTTATATTTATTGTTATGGTTACTGAATTTTTAACTGGTTTAGATATTTACTAAAATTCTAGTAGTCTTATACTATCAAGTATAGTTATTAAACCAGAATTTAGAAATGGTGGGTCACAAATAATGAATGAAAATATGAAAGTAACAATAAAACAATTACTTAGGGAAAGGCTTTTAACAAAATCAGATATTGACGTTAGAGTAATAGCTGATTTTATTAATTTCGCTAAACAAGAGCTTGGTATTGATGATGACGTTAGAGTCGAATTAGCGTATGAACGAACACCAGATCTAACTACTACTGCTTATTATAATTTAAACGGTTTCATTAAAATATATGTAAAAGATCGAGCAATTATTGATATAATGAGATCAGTGGGTCACGAACTAGTACATCACAGACAAAATTTAGATGGTAGACTTATTGATACAGCTAAAGATGGTAAGGATGGTAGTCCAATAGAAAATGAAGCGAATGCTGTGGCTGGTGTTTTGATAAGACGATATGGGAAAATACATCCAGAATTATACCAATAAAAATAAAATAACTAAAATAACTAAAATAAAAATAAATAAAATGTTAAACGAATCTAAAAACATAATAAAAAAAATATTAAGAGAACAATTAGACTTAAACACAATAAAACCACAAATATCTAATCAAATAACTAAAATGGGACTAAACCCTAATGATGTACTTATAACTTTGAATAATAAACCTATCGCTATTGAAAATAAAGAGTTAGATGAGGATATTAAATCATCTTTAACTAAAGTGTTAATCACGTGTTTAGTCGGTGCTACTGGTCTTGTTTCATGTAAAAAAGCTGAACAAAAATTTATGTATAAAGCATCTTATAAAGATGCAGCATTTGATTCCCCAACCCAACAAAATATGCGTGGATCATCATACTACGCTTATGATCATGTGTTAACCAATGATGAAATTGGTGCTGAAATAATTAGACTTGAACCAAAAACCGAACAAACATTAGGTATCGATATTGTTGATGGTACTTTCACACTTGAGATCGACCCAAATCAAGGTAAATGGAAATAATTTAGATATCCCCTATGTATTCATGGGAAAAACAAATACGTTTATTATCAGCATAGTGATTATTGTAAATATTTTTATGTGTTATATCCGATCTAAGTTTTTTATTTTTGCTTGTGGCTCTCCACTTTTCTGAATGTTCACGATACATACCCATTCTAGGATGGGAAGTTCTGGAAAAATATCTATGGCCCTCACTCAAATGAATTTCACCAATAGCGTCTGATATTCTTACGCCCAAACCTAAACCTTGGTAATCTGGTAATATTACTGTACGATGCCCTCTCCAAGCATTTTTAAGTGTTCCACTTGGCATAGATAACGATGCTGAGAAACCAATAATCTTATCATCCCAAATTGCGATATAACACCTAGCTGCTTTATTGATATTTGAATCTAAATAGTGATGGTTTTTAAACATTTTCCAACTATCATAATTTGTGCGGTATATTTTGATAGTGATTGATGGTTGGACAAAAAAAAACCGTCTAGCAGCTCACCTGTATCCGTATTTAAAACCCAATCTGGTTCTAACCAATCTAATATGTCTGAATGGCACGTTGAGACGACTACGTTCTCTAAGTCATTTGCATTTATATATCGTGATAACGATACTGAAGCGGCTTTAGCTACGTTTCTATCAACAACTGAGGTGAATTCATCTATGACTGTGTTTGATCTTATCTTACGAGCTAAATCAGCTCTAAATTTTTCACCGTTAGAAAGAACATTATATGGTTTATACCAAGATGGAATACTGTTCAAGCCAACGCTACCTAATTTATTTATAGCGTCATCTGGATTATCAAAATGTGATATTATTGATTTAGTATTATCCCATACTGGTATTTCTTCTAAACCGAATTTTTTTAGTAGCGTAGATTTCCCACTTCCAGAACTACCAACAATAACACCTAATTTGAATTTTTTTGGTATTTTAGTTGGCATTTCCCATTGATAAAATTTTGATTCCCCATCAAAAATACAATCAAAAGCTTTTTCACTGGCTAATATAAACTCATCTTTTTCAACTATCGAAATCAAAGGGTCAATAGATCTAACTAATTTTTCAATTATTCTTTCTCTTTCCATAAACTAAGTTACTTGTGTTTATGGTTTAGTAAAGTTTAATTAACAAAAAATAGCCATGAAATAATATTATTTCATGGCTATTTTTGTTAATGTTTTTAATATTATTTTTTACCTTCAGTTATTTGGTTTATTTTACGCTCCAATTCTAAAACTTTATTTTCTAACATAGTTTTTTTTGTTTTAGCTTGCTCACTCAACCATTGAGTTTTGAATGCAGCTACTGCTTCAGTTACAATTCCATCAATTACATCAATAAGATCATTTTCTTTAATGTTAACTATTCTCTTTGTTGTTTTTTTTATTTCTGACATGTTTTAGTTTATTTTATAAATTTATTATTGATTATATAATAAATATTATGTAATTTATTAAAAGTCAATTTTAAATTAAAATAAAAGCTTATTTTACTAAAAAAATTTTTAATAAATCACAAATTGATAAATTTTTAATTAAAGCGAAATTTTCGGTGGCAGAAATCTCATCTTCGGCTTTAATTTGTTTTATTTTTTCACCATCTTTAGTTGTTAAGAAATATAGTTTCATAATTAATGTTTTTAATATAAATATTATTTTAATTTATTAAAATTCTACTTGTGGTAGTAATTCCCTCAATTTTTTATAATTGCTAACACCAATATCTTTTTCTTTTACAACAATTTTGAATAACTTACCCCCATTGCTAGGATCTAAATATTTAATCTCAGAAGGGATTATAATGTTTTTATTACCGCCTATACCTAAATAGGTTAGATTCTTAAGTAAACCTATTTCTTTAGGTAATTCTTTAATTTTATTATTAAATAAAACTAAAATATCTAAATCAATTAGTTCACCAATTGATTCATCTATTGTTTTAATATCACAATCAATTAAAACGAGAGATGATATCGATTTAAATCTAGTTAGGCTGGGTAAATGTTCTAATCTTATTTTTTTATAAATTATAGCTGGTGCGTCCAATTCAATAAGGTCAAATATAACCTCACTAAAACCAAAATTTAATAGTTGTGTTATATATTTATTTTTATCAAATTCTCCACCAAATTCTTTGGCCATAATAATTAAGTTATTATAAAAATAATTTTTAATTCCTTCACTTTTTTTCAAAACCGTATCAACAATTTCTACATTACTTGTATTTTGTTTAGTTTTTATTTGACCAGTTTCAAAATGTATTTGATAAATCTCTTCTGATTCACCAGTAAAAAAATTATTATTTATTATTATATAGATATCTGATTTATCACCATTTGGTTTTAAATTGTTTTCGGTATATCGATTAAACATTGTATTTCCAGCAATAGCGGTACACCAGTTAGTAAAACCATTGAATACTGTTGAAGCGTCAGTTGTCTTTGGTATATACAAGGTATAATTGTGATCTTTTACTGGTATTATAGCTTGACCGCTATTAACGAAACCCTCAAGTTTTTTCTCCAATACACTAATATCTCTTTCTAAAAATGGATATACTGCACTGAATAATTGTGGTAATGAATTGTATTGGTTAATATCAACGTAGTCCTCAAGATCAGATAAAGATAAATTTCCTTTACATAAATTTATAAATTTATGTTTTCGTTTATTTCCTTCAAATAATGTAAGATAAATATTAGCTTGAGGTAAATCTTCAGTAACAAAACGTATTGCTAAGTCAATACTATTATCATTATTCATTTTCACTAACCTAGAAAATAAATTAAGTAACCATTGGATATTAATTTTATTAGGTGTTGGATCAGCAATTATAATATTTGAAAAGACATCTGATGAAATACTTATTTTTTTTATTGATTTCATATTACCAAGATCTTTTATCGATAAAATGGCTAATATTATTCCCGTATCAATATCAACAATAGGTGTAGTATTAAAACCATCCGAAGTAAGTGATTCTATTTTTTCGTCAAAATCATTTTCAGATTGATTATCAAAAATATCAAATGATTTTGCTAAATACTCTATTCTGTTAGTAACTTTATTTACACTCATAAAAATATATCTATATAATACAAAGGTACTAAATTAAATTTTTAAAAACAAGATTATTGATGAAATCTTCTATAAAAATCATCCTCAACATACTCCTCAAGTCTTCTTTTTAGTAAAAAAATCAATCCACTTACCTCATCCACACCTCTACTTATTATATCTAAAATAACTACATTTGGGTCCTCACCATCAGTTACCCTATATTTAATTTCAGTATTATAAGTATTATTACCGTATTGTATATTTAGTTGATCAATAATTAAATTATAAGTTTCCCAACGAGACTCAACCTCTTCGTTATGATTTTTAATTGTTTCAAAAACATATTTATCATATGCTTTATCTAACGTTGTTTTTTTCCTAAGACTACCGATTATTAATGTGCTTTTAGTGTCCATTGGTTCGTTTTTTTAAATAGTATTATTTAACTATAAATATTACGATATCGGTAATAACTCATTAACATTTTAAAATTTTAATATTAAATAAATGATTAATGTTATAACCATCTGAACTAGATTAAATTAATGTTTTTAGAAATTCCTAATTTTATCACTCAACCTCTTTAACTCTAAATTGGTTTCATGTAACCCATCAATTAATTCAATACAAATATTATTTGGATCCGTGTTTTCAGTCAATTTATACTGGAGTTCACTAACTTTTAATGAGTTTTTTAATGTGTTTTTAAGCTCTAGAATAACTTGATTGTACGTGAGCCAAGCTCTTATGTTATCTATATTACCATCGGTAAGGTTATCTATTAATTTGGTCTCATATTCGTGTTCTAACTTAGTATTAAACTGACCATATAGTTCATTAATTAGAATACGTATTTTAACCTTATTATCCATTAGTGAGATATGTTTTTAGATAATTCAAATTTGTCCGAAACTTTATTAAACATCCAATCTTGGATCACTTGTTTTATAAAATCATCACTAACACCTTCTTTTGTTTTTTCTAATGGTTTAAATTCGTTTTTCACTACCATTAATAAATCTTTAAGTGTTATTACTTCACCATCAACTTTTATCGTTACCATTGGTTTTTCACTATACGCACCACCCTTACGAACATACTTACCAGTTGGTTCATAATTATTTTTTAAATAAGTAACAATTTTCTCTACCTCATGTGAATGAGTTTCATTTAAAAAAATTCCTATTATCTTTAATTGGGATTCGGTTATAATTAATTTCATATCTATAAATATAATCCAATATTATATAATTCTAATATTTATTAAAATAATTATTGAATTATCACACATTAATTATTAAGACCCCTAGAAACTGGGTAAAGTGAATTCATCAATGATATATATTGACTATATTGTCTAATTGTTTCATCGTTAAAATCAAAGAAATTATTTATGTAATTAAATAATTTTGCGTCCTCAAACTTAAATAATTGGTTCACATCATCAATTAACTTTATTAATAATCTAACATTAAAACTATTTAATCTGTTATCTTTTTTTTCGTGGTTAATCATTTTACAAAACAAAACGAAACCAATACCTTCCCTATTTTTATTTTGTTTTAGGTAAGCCTTATGTAACGATTCAGCGATCGTTAAATAAACATATTTATCAAAAGTTAACTTTCCCATTATTTGTCAATATTTATTTTAAAATAACGATTAATGAAAGAAGAAGAAGAAGTTGTTACCATAAGTGAAATTTATATTTGTGAATGGGATTATTTTAGTGATAGTGTTAGTTTTTAATGGATTCGAAAATTAAATTTAAAACACAGATGTTAATTAAATTTTTACGTTTAAATTTTCCTATATCTAGGTTAAAATTTAAAAATAAATTTAAACGTGGTATTGTTTATTTTGGTACACATTACTTTTTAAGTGATAAATTCGATTTAAATACAATTAGTGATTTATTATTCGAGTTATTATCAACAATTTTTGAATTTGATACTGAACTAACAAAGAGTATTGTTATTGATTATATGTTTTGTTTATAATCACCACTCTTCAATCTTAACTAATGTTAATACAGTAAAATAACTACAATTATAACCAGATATACTACCATTGTTTTCACCTATTTCTATTTTAACCGTTTTTGTTTGTAAATCTACTATCGAAATATTATAGGATTTGGAGGAGCCTCCCAGATTACTTTGATTATGGGTGGCATCCTCAATTATAGTTCGGTAAGAACCAATATAGTTAACTTCGTAGAATTTAGTTGAATCTGAATTCAGTTTAAATTTACCGTTACCTGGAAAATTAATGGGTTTCCAAAATGAATAAGTCGTTTGATTTTTAACTATAGTTTCAATTTCAATCGAACTACCACCCAATATAAGGCTAGATGAATCTTTATTTAACCCAAAATGCTCATAAACAGTTTTAACTCCAGTCTCACTATTTGTTACGTACATAACCGCATCAGTAATTAAAAATTTACCCCAAGAACTTAAACCACTACTAGAATCTATAGTTGGGGTATTTGAAGGTAATTGATCAGTAGGGTATATTATTTCTTTTTGACAAGAAAATAACATTACACAAATCGATAAAAATAATATAATATTTTTCATAACAAATTTATTTAATACAAATATATTAAATTATTTTTAATATTCCTAATAATAATTTACTTTTTCAAAAAATAAATTATATTATTTTTTTAAATGATATGTGTTCTGAACAAAAACCAAAATTATCGATTGAATTAATACCTAAAACTTGTCACTATTCTAACGTTAGAACAACAATAAAACCAAGTGAGTGGGATAAAATTAGAAGACACATTTATAACCTTGCTGGTTATAAATGTCAAATATGTAAAAATATAGGTACCTTACAAGGGTATAAACATAATTTAGAATGTCATGAAGTATGGGAATATAACGATGAATCACAGACACAAACTCTAATTAATTTAGAAGCCCTATGCCCTATATGTCACCTAACAAAACACATAGGACGAGCAATAGCTATGAAAAAAAGTGAAATATGTATAAGACACTTAACTAAAATAAACAAATGGACATTAGCTGCAACTGATGAATATATTAAGTGCTCTTTTGATAAACATAAAGAACGTTCTAAACATAAATGGACCTTAGACCTATCTATTCTTAATGATGAGCCTTATAACTTAAATATTGATAATAAAAAACCAAGAATTTTTAAAATTAAAAAATATAAAAAAAAACGTAAAAAACGTGTAACAAAAGTTTCTAATAAAAGACCACCAAAAAAATAATACCTTTAACATTTCTTGGTGTTTTATCTTTTTTCATAAGTAATAATTCTTATTAATTAGTTTCCATTCATTATCCAAATAATATTCTGCAAACCCATTTCGTTTACCATTTATATAAACACATTTATACCATAGATTATCATTCAAATGATATCGTTCCCATAAACCATGTCGTTGTCCCTTATCATTATAAATTATTATATCTTTATTCATAAGTGATAATATTTTTCAGTTAGTTTACCATCATCATTGTTATAAAATTCATCAATACCATTTTCTTTACCATTTAGATAAACGCATCTAAACATTAGATTACCATTATTCCAATATAGTTCCCAATAACCATGTTGTTGACCCTTAGCATTTGTTGGTGTAATATCTTTATTCATAAGTAATACCTTTTATCAGTTACTTTACCATCATCATCCCAATAAATGTCATAAAACCAATTTAGTTTACCATTTATAAAAACGCATCTATACATTAGTTGACCATTATAGTGATATATTTCCCATAAACCATGTCGTTGACCCTTATCGTTAAATGGTCTTTTATCTTCTTTCTTCATAAGTAATATGTTTTAGTTGATAGTTTTCCATCAAAATTATACCATTCTTCAAACCCATTTTTTTTACCATTACTATAAACGGTTCTAAACCATAGTTGGTTACTAGACCAATATACTTCCCAAATCCCATGTTCTTGACCATTTGCGTTTCTTGGTAATTTATTTTTATTCATATGTGATATGTTTTTTCAGTTAGTTTTCCATAATCATAACAATAGTCTTCATCAAACCCATTTAGTTTACCATTTATAAAAACGCATTTATACCATAGTTTACCCTTACCATTATATCGTTCCCAATAACCATGTGCTTGACCCTTAGCGTTTGTTGGTATTATATCTTTATTCATAAGTAATAAGTTTTTTCAGATAGTTTTCCATAATTTTCCCAATAAAATTCAGCAAACCCATTTAGTTTACCATTGTTATAAACGGTTCTAAACCATAGTTTATTTTTACAATAAATTTCCCAATAACCATGTCTTTGACCCTTAGAGTTTCTTGGTTGTAAATCTTTATTCATAAGTAATAATTTTTAATTGATATTGTTCCATCATTATCCCAATGAATTTCATCAAACCCATTTAGTTTACCATTAATATAAACGCAATTATAATGTAATTTACCATTAGAAAAATATCGTTCCCAATAACCATGTCTTTGACCCTTAGCGTTTCTTGGTTGTAAATCTTTATTCATAAGTAATACCTTTTATTTGTTACTTTTCCATCAGTCCAATATTGTTCTTCAAACCCATTTTCTTTACCATTAATAAAAACGCATTTATAACATAGTTTACCAGTATTGACATAGTATTCCCAATAACCATGTCTTTGACCCTTAGCGTTTCTTGGTTCTTTATTTTTTTTCATAAGTAATAATTTTTACACCTTAATTTATCCTTATCTCTCCAATAATATTCTTCAAGCCCATTTTCTTTACCATTTATATAAACGCATTTATAATATAGTTTATCATTCGAATAATATATTTTCCAATAACCATGTGGTTGACCCTTA